GGTGTAGATACGTTATCCTCATCTATATGTATTCTCTGTCTTATTGTAAATACTACACCAACAATTACAAATCCTAAAATCAATAGCATATACAGTATTCCTAAAAATGTGCTAACTCTTGAATTTACCTTATTATACTGCTTTCTATGTTGTTTACTATTGACAATATTAACATATGTCAAATCAAGTTCTTTCTTTTCCATCTTCATTCTCCTTTACATTGAATAATCTTTTTTTGTTGCTACTTTCTAAATACTTTTTGTAACACGTTTTACCCATTCCGACCTCTATGGACTGAGGGCTTTTTAATTTCCGGTTACAAATCATACATATGTTTTGTTTACGAGGTTTCATCATAATTTTCTTTCCTTTCTTCTAAAGAAATGACCTTTCATACCAAGCTGTACCAATATGCTATCCAAAACTCTCTGATATTGAGTAAAACTTATTACAAAATATTTCTGCAATAAGAAATCCTTATGTACCGTTGTTGTCCATTCCGGTAAACAATAGTTTCGCACACGTTTTACATATACATCAGTATGCTGTGGTAACCCATCATATTTTGTTGTTAGCGGCACGATAGTCACATAATCATTATATGTATTATTCATACCATTGCTGATTACGACACACGGTCTAATCTTTTTATATGCGTGTTCTTTCTGTGGAAATATATCTTCCATATTTACCCACCAAACATCCCTGCACCTAACATCTTTCATATAATTAATATCTCCTTTCTTAACTTATTTATATTGTAACACATATTTTTTAAAAAGTAAAGCATTTTTTTAAATTTTTATAAAAAAATCACACGGCGTTCTCCCATACCGTGTGATTTCCTTTGGAGGCAATTATCGCAAAAAGCAAAAACCAGATTACATTAATTATATTAACACATTACTTAAGACAATGCAATACCAAATAATCAAGTCCTATATCTGCGTCAAGTGTACCCTGCTTTAATGCGACTTCAACTGATTGACAAAATAGTGCGTTTCGCTTTAATTCCTCAAAATTATATCCGCCTATATTCTTATTACATCCCCACAATTCACCTTTTGTCATTCCGGTTCTTGTCATTGCGTCTTTACGATTTGCACCTAAACCCATATATGCCATTAAATTCCTAAAACCATTGTATAATATGCTTGCGATAAGAATAGGATTTTCGTCCTTGCGTTTCGCTTCATCAAGTTTCTGTATGGCTGTATCCGGATACCCTCCCAATACTGCGTCTGTCAACTCGAATGTAATATCGCCTATTTCCTTATGAAATAAACCTTGTTTATCTAATAACTTAAAAACAGAATCAGTCTGAGGCGTACCTTCATCATCCGTATTATATTCCTGCCACTGTTTGATTTTATCAATCTCCATTAATATTCTACCGTAATCGTGATTACAGTAACCTATTAATTCTTGCGCGTATTTTTTACTCAAATCCGGCAAATACCGGCTTATATAGGTTAGTAGTACATCATCACCTAATCGGTTAAATTCAACGCAATTTTGCTTATTTCTTGTGTAGAATTTGATGGTCTTATTAATGCTTGTATATCTTAATATGAGATAATGTTTTGAATTATTGAAATTTGTTATAACATTTTCCCATACATCCTCCGCCGACTTAAAACTTTCGTCTCCGGACACAATATACACTCTAGGAGTATTTACAAGACTTTTACGGTTGCATTGCGATAGTACATTACGCACTGTATCACAATAAATAACTTGCTTATCCTTGACTATATGCTTTATGTATTCATCAAGGATAGCTTGTTCCTCTCCAAATAAAATCAAAAAATGAGGAATTTTGTTATTTGATATTGACATCATTAAATCTGATAACTGCATTTTTATAGTTGCCCTCCTTTAATAGTATTTTATCAAGTGGGTAACCGGAATTTTTAAGTTCCTGTGTTATTTTTGTCCATTCTTTACGGAATTTTTTATCCGATAACCCCAAATCTGTATTATTTAGCATTAGAATAAACCTCCTTTGCGTTTACTTTTTGGCTTTGATTTTGTAGTATATAAGGCGTGACAAGCAATATTCATTAAATACTCTTTGTCAGTGTCATTTAATCTATCATACAAATCAAACCCGGTTGTTCCGTCAAAATCATACATTACATATCCATATTGCGTATTGTCAATCTGTATATCTTTTTGCAATGCCACAAGCTGTTTGCTCAATTCGTCATATTCTCTATCTGATAATGCGTTTGTATTCAACTTATAATAAGCTATACAATTTAATATTACCTTGCGCTGGAGAAAATTTATGCAAGTAACTTTATCCCAACTTCTCGGAAATTTTTGCAATTTAGACACCTCACAAACATTCTTTAATTCGTCTATCTATATACTTTATACACGCCTTTGCACATTCATCTTTACTTGCATATAAATTACCCGCTAATAAACTGCTATATGATGACATTTTTCTATTGAAAATACAATAATACCAACGATTATAATATTTTGAATATACTATGTGACACGCGCAATTTTTATGTTTTCCTCTGTAATGCTGATGCGGTTCAACACCTTTGACCTCAGTTATCTCATACAATTTCATTTTTCTCTGCCTCCTTTTTACTTGCATATTTCTCGCAAATTTTTATAGCCCAATTTAAGGACTCCTCAGCTCGTTCGAGCTTTTCAGCATATTCGAGCTTTTCAGTTAAAGTTAAAGTCAAAACTGAACGGACTTTTAATCCTTTTAGAATTTTAATTCGCTCACGAAATGTCATTTATTTTTCCTCCTTATCTTCTATCCAAATTTTAATACGCATACAATTTCAGTTTTTAATATCATCCAACAATTTAATTAGCATACATTCTATGCTTGACTTTTTATTTACAGTGTTTCGACTTAGTTCTTGTTTGCAAATAAATAAAGGTTGTATACATTCAGCAGACAACTCAAAATTCTCAAACATCCTGTATAATCTTTTCTGAAATACTCTGTAAAATAATAAGCAATCAATCTTATCTGTATCTGTCTGTTTAGCTTTTAACTGTGTACATGCTTTTAATAGTCTAGTACCGCTCTTTTCCATCAAAGCCTTTAATACATCATCAACACAATCTTCCGTTCTTTGCACTTCTTCGTGTGCAACTTGTAATTCACCTATATTAGTGCAGTACTCAAGTTTTAATTCATCTTCACTAACAAAACGCAATTCCGGCATTGTATAAGGCTCCATTTTAATAACTGTTCCTCTGCTTCTAATTGTACCCAGCATATTATCTATATTATGAACTGTCATAACGAAATACGCATTATTTGGGGGCTCCTCCACAACTTTAAGCAAGGCATTTTTTGCATTTAAGGACATATCATCTGCGTCCCTAAAAATATACATTGTAGGTTCAGTACAATTATACGCAAGTTCGATAGTATCTCTGACAGCGGAAACTGTACTGTCTTGTATCAAGCCATTCTTAATATTCAACATACGCATTATTTCTTTAGCAAGTGTGAGCCTGCCGCTACCTTGTTCCCCGACTATAATAATAAATCGGGGAGTTGAACGATTGCACCGCCACTGTATAATAGTATTGATATTATTCTTCTGTCCTATCATTATATACACTCCTTTTTAATCTTTTAAATAAGGTTGGTCATCCAACATTTCAAGTTCATCAACAATCATTGGGTTATAATCGCTTGAATAAATTTCACAGTCGGATACATATTTTTCCTCGCGCACACAATAGGGTACAACATGGCTCTCAAGTGCCACAACAATTTCTCCCGGCTTAAAAAAATTATGTGAATCTGATATAACTCTGTATCTTGCACCTTTCCAAGCCCACATATTAATTCTCCTTTCCACAATAAATCAAGATAGATAATTCTATTAATGTTTTAGGGTCACTATCCCATTTAATTTGACTATTCAGATTTATGACAAAATCCATAGACCTAAATATCTCGTCTTTGTGTTCTGATAATTCTTCCAAATCCTTTATGTTCTCATCTGTTGCGGGTATATTGATATAATTTGTATTTTCATAGATTAGATACTTTTCGACATCTAATATGAACTTAGAAAAATCTTTTAAAAACTGCTTAACATCTTTTCCCGAATTACATACTTCTTCTATAATATCAATACATATCTGCTTATCCTGTTTTACAAGAGCAAAAATAAAATTAAAAAATACATCATAATCTTCTGCGCCTATTGTTTTTAACACATTTTCCAGTGTTAAATCGGGGGATAATGAAAGACATTTATCTAATAAGGTAATAGCGTCCCTCATACCACCATTAGATACCTTTGCTATATATTCAATAGCCTCTATATTCCAATCATAAGCACCATCACAACCACACTCATTAGCTTCTTCACTTTCCATAAGAAGTATATGGGATAATCTTTCTGCAATACCTTTATTACTTATCTTTTGAAAATTGTATCTCTGCACTCTTGATAAAATCGTGTTAGGAATTTTCTGTGGGTCAGTTGTGCAAAAGATAAATATTGTAAATTTTGGTGGTTCTTCAAGTGTCTTGAGTAATGCCTGCCAAGCTCCGTTTGATAATGAATGACATTCATCCACTATGAATATCTTATATTCCGCGTCAAGGGGTTTTCTCTTTGCGTCATCTATAATCTGTCTAATATTATCAACTCCACTATTGCTGGCGGCGTCTACTTCAATAGGATTTCCTTTTCCATCATTTATCATATTTGCAAATATTCTTGCAGATGTTGTCTTTCCGGTTCCCGCTGGTCCGGTAAATAAATATCCGTGTTTAAATGTTTTTGTTTTAATTTGATTGCACAAAATATCTTTAATTGCGCTCTGTTCTGTCATATCTTCAAAGGTTCTAGGTCGATATGTTACTGCCAATGATTCTTTAGCCATTATTTATTCCTCACTTTCTTATGCGCCATATCTTTTTAGTTCATCTAAAATTTTCTCAGCTTTATCAATGTGTTCGTTACAACATTCACATAATAACTTCATTATCGAAAAATAAAATTTCATTACTACAAGATGAAATCTAACTCTAATTTCATTCATTTTTTATCTCACCTATTCCGCTTCTGATTGAAGCCATTCAAGATGCTTTCTACAACATTCATCTATTGTTGTAGAACTTTCTGAACATTGCAAATCACAACTTGTACATTGAGCAAGATTTCCTATAAACATTGCAAGTTCTTCATCCGACATATTCCTTATTCTGTCAGCATTAGTCGGCTTATCACTTTTCACAATTTCAAAATATTCATCAATGAACCCTAATACAGTTTTTAAATTGTATGAGCTGTACCCAATGTTGTAGTCGTTTTCACCCACATTTCTGTACTGTACGCTATAATAAGGTTTACTATCTAGCATTTCCATTATAATGGACAATTCAGTTACTTTTTCTTTGTTACTTGTTAATCTCTCCATTACTGCTCCTTTCTACCACACTGGGTAATAATTTCCTTTGTCATCTGCAACCCAATAACCTGTACTCCAAGTATCCGTTAAGGGGTCATAGACTTTTCTACCTTTAATCATCTTTCTTGCCTTTCATATTCTTCCATAGTTGGTCTTTTTCCGTCTAAATCGTTCCAACTATAAAGTTTGTGATTTTCGTCTTGCCATTGGCTTTTGTAGCAATTTCTGCAACTACATCTTCCGTTTAACCAACGCATTTCTCCGTAATACTCCGGCTTTCCACAATGCTTACAAATTATAATTTTATCCACTTAATTCTCCTTATACCTTAGATATTCTAAAAATTGTCTTTCTGTTAATACATAATAATCTGATTCATCATCTGGACTAAATCTAAATGCAAGCACAGATTCTTCCTTTCCTTGTTCAAATGCCTGCTCCTTTGCTTTAAGAAGCCATTTTCCATTTATAGAGAATGACTTCTTAGGTGTTGTAGGTGTCTTTGCTTCTATTAAGAATTTTTCTGTATGAACATCACCGCCGCCAAACTTTGTTCCACCGGAATTACTTTGTACTTTTCCGCCGGTTACTTTTGCAATGTGTTTTTCCTGCAAATCTGAAAAATATCTTGTACTCATTTACTTCTCCTTTGCAATAAGTGTTCTACATACTGTATCAATCATTTCCCAACGATATAATGTCAACTTGCCATAAGCTATTGCATATTTAAGCAAATCTCCACTTGTGTATGCCGTAATAAGTTCGCTAACAGTTGTTATATTATACTGTTCAAAGAAATTACGAATAACCACCGGGATAGATAATATGTTTAGTATATCAGCAAATTTATCCAGTAATTCGTTTGAACTTGTATTTCCCATACAATGTTTTACTAAACATATATACTGTTTACTTACATTATACTTCTTTCCCAACTCCGTAAGTGATGCCTCCGGGTTATTTTTTAAATCTTTCACTATTGATTGTAATTTGTCGTTCAATGATATAATCTCCTTTTTTATTAATATTTTTTGTTAATAGTGGGCATAGCTTTTATAGTATCAAACACTTCCTTTCCAAAACCTCCTAAAATATCCGTTTTATCTGTCGCCATACTGTACTTTTCAAAAATAGTATATAATAAATGCAACACATCATATTTACTAACTAAATCATTCATTATCTATCACCTCCCATTCTTTTATTGCAGATTTGATGACCCAGCCTTCCCAGGTTATATTGCTAATCTGTCCTTCAAGATATTTCAATTTTTCTTTTGCTTCTTCTTCACTTTCTACTATCATCAAGCCGAGTTTGGCACTACACTCCGGACCTATTCCATATAGTTTAGATACCGGATTTGTGAGTTGTCTGCCGCAACACATACAATAAGTTGCATTGCGTTCTATCTGTCCCCCAAGAGCCATACAATACATACCTCTTGTTTCCTTAAGGACTTCACCTTGCATTATACACATCGGCATAGGTATTCCATTATTCCATTTATCCTGGAAATCAAAGTTTGCCGTTGCCGGTTCTGTCATATATTTTTTAACCGTTATCTTATATGACTTTCCTACTTCCATCTTATTTGAGTTCATATGCTCTACTGCATATGTTACTCCGCTATGTCTAGCTGGAAGAATAAACTCAAATGGTTTATCCTCTTCAAAATCTTGTTCACTGTATCTATGTATCTGTTTAAATATTTCTTTCATTATTTATCAATCCTTTCCACTTGATTTTGTGTGAAAAATGCTGAAAGTTTTATGTAATATCTTTCAACTTGTTCTATATCACCGTTATTATTTTCTATCTCAACTTTCTTTGTTGATTTTCTCCATACCGGAATACTATGTTCCGACCTCTCTCCGTGTTTTACTTGATAACCTAAACTCTTCCAAGTTGCATATGTATGTAAAACAACTGTGAGTGGGTCTAAATTATGAGATACCATATACTCTAATATAATCGCGCTGTTTGTCATATTCATTACTTCCTTTCAATGTATTACTTTCTTAACTTGTTTATATTGTAACACATATTTTTTAAAAAGTAAAGCATTTTTTTTAAATTTTTATAAAAAAATATGTGCCGGTAAAAACCGACACATATTTCGCAATAGGTAATAAATAAATATGGAAGTTGTACATCTTCATTAATTATGATAACATTACTTGCTCATATTGTCAAGCTCCTCATCCTCAAGTAATGCTATAACCTGAACAACATTGCCGTTTTCCATTTTAAGCGCATTTTCGTTTCCATAATACAACTTAATTGTATCTTCCGGATTTGCCTGCACTTGTTCTTTCAACATCTGAATATCCACACAACATACAAACGGCGCAAAGTTATTACTTTCCACATAATTTATTGTTTCCGTTGAGGCGTCCTTTTTGCTATGAATAATCAGTCCGCTTCTACTGAATGTGAAGTATGCTCCATTCTTGTCGTATGGTTCAATAAAGAGTGAAAGTCTATCAAGTACAGATAACAGTAAACTCTTAGGTATCTTGCAAGATGATGTAAATGCTTCATCAAGATATGCTTTTACTTCATTGATTGGAAACTGTTCAATTTCACTCATTAATGCACCCTTGACAATCTGAGTATCAGTTACGAATGTTATTTCCTCAGGTGTACAGAATACCTTGATATTTTCCTCGGCAAATAATGATAACAACTGCATTTGCTGGGCTGAAATAAGTATCGGGAAATCGAAATCAAACATTTTAAACTTGTTGAATGTTATAACATTCGCGTCTGTTGTAACTACAATGTCTCCACAATAATATCCAGTCAAAGCCGGGTTTGATAAATCTTTGGAAAGGGCTGATTTATTAATATTGTATGCCTGCAATATGCTTGACAACTTAACCATAGACCCTTGCACTGTATCAACCGGAAAATTAGTTACATCATCTGGAAACGATACAAGACCTTCTTCATCTGCAATAAGAGGTATCTTATAAGTTCCGTTTGACTTCACAAATAATATGTTATCCTTAACTGATAAGTCTATTTCCTCACTGGTTGTTTTGAGGATAAGTTTGCTAAACTTATCAAGGTCAACTGTAATATCCATATCTTCTCCAGCTACTTTGTCAATGATAATACATAATGTATTTGTCATATCTGTCGTGAATAATTGAAGTCTACCATCCACCCACTTTATTCCTATCATACCGGTGATGGGAATAAGATTGTTGTTTCCTGCTCCTTTGATTACTTTGTTTACTGCTTCTTTCAGCCTACTTGTTGCTACTTTCATTTTTAATCCTCCTTTAATTTCATCAAAGAGTAAGCTTCTTTTCTTAATTCAACATTATCTTTGAACTCACCTCTTATAGTGGCTGTTCTTGTCTTAGCTCCCCTGCTCTTGATACCTCTTGCGGTCATACAACTATGTTCTCCTTGTACAACTACTAGCACATCATTTGAACCTGTTGCCATCTGTACAATCTCGGCAATGTCTGAACCTATTCTTTCCTGAAGTTGTAATCGCTTTCCAACCATGTCAGCAATACGAGCAAATTTGCTTAATCCTAATACTTTACCATTAGGTATATAAGCGATAGAAACAGTCATGTTATACATAAGAGCTAAATGATGTTCACAATAACTAAATATTGGTATATCCTGTACGACAACTAAATCATTATTATCTGTGTCAAAGCATTTACAGAATTTATCCGCAATTTCCATATTTGTATAATTCATACCTTCAAACACTTCTTCGTACATTTTTGCAACTCTTTTAGGTGTGTCTACCAGTCCCGGTCTATCCGGGTCATCACCTAAAGCGACCAATATTTCCTTAATTGCCTTTTCTATTCTATTCTTGTCAATCATACCAATCAAACTCCTTTCTTATTTGGGTCCCATATAATCTTGTGTAGTTGAACCTGTACTTTACAATCATACATTTTATGCGATAGTAAAAACTTTACTATTTCCTTAGGTTCAATTTCACCAAATACGGGGCTAAAATATATCTGTGCTTTTGGTTCATATTGTTCGATAACTTGTAGTGCCTTATCCAAATCTTGCGAACTACCTACAACAAATTTAAGTACATCGTTTTTTCTTAATAATTCCATATTGCGTAACTCCATATTATTCTCCATACCACTTGATGGACATTTATAGTCCATAGTAAAGAATAAAAGTGGATTTATTGGAAATTTTCCGATGTATTGTGAACCATTAGTTTCAATATTCACCCAATAACCTTTATTCAATAATATTTCTATGAGCTTATTAATACCTGGATGTACTAAAGGTTCTCCTCCAGTTATTGTCACTGACTTAATACCCACTCTGTCTACGATTTCAATAACTTCTTCAATACTCAGTATTGAATATCCTTCTCCTTCGCACCCATATCTTGTGTCACAATAAGAGCAATTCAAATTACATCCAAATAATCTTATGAAGGTGGTAGGTAAGCCAGCTCGCTTACCTTCACCATCAATGCTTTTAAATATTTCTACTACTTTCATTTTTAATCCTCCACATAAATAGCAATGTTACCTTCGCTCTCTTGAACTTCTACTTTGTAACAACTTCCAACCTCACAAATAGCTGAAACTCTCTTACATATCCATTTTGCCATATTCTCAGCAGTTGGATTAAGAGGATACACAACATCATTAATACAAGCATGGTCTAACTTATCGTGTATCTCTTTTTTAATTTTTGTAAAATCTACAATCATTCCATAATCAGTGAGCTTATCCGATTTACAATGAACAGTAACTATCCAATTATGCCCGTGTAGTTTCTCGCACTTGCTGTCGTAAGGAAGCTGTAAACTGTGAGCTCCTGCAATTTCCATTCTTTTTGATACATAGTACATTTCTTTAATCCTCCTCGTATTCAATAGGGTCTTTGACACCATTAGCCTCAAAAGCATGTCTTCTATCTATGCAGGTACCACATTTACCACAAGCCTTATCTCCACCGTGATAACAACTCCAAGTCAATTCATATGGTACATTTAAAGCTAATCCAGTTCTAACCACGTTAGATTTATTCATATGAATAAGGGGCCTATTAACATGAATTTTGCCATAAGTTCCAATATTAATTGCCTTATCCATAGCATCTGCAAATTCTGGAGAACAGTCCGCATAAGCTTCTCCTGCGGCATCATCCGCATGAGCCCCATAGAACACTTCTACTTCCTCTCCTGGGAAAAGACTATCCGCAAAAGCTGTTGCAATGGATAGTAATAATCCATTTCTGAAAGGTACATAAGTACCAACACGACCTTCTCCATTCTTCTCAATCTGCTCCGCATAACTCATGTCTAAAATTTCATCCTTAGAACCTTTAACAAGTGAACAAACCTCTCCAGCATATTTCATAACATTAGAAATATCTTCTTCAATATGTCTAACACCATAATATTCTGCTATCTTCTTAGCACACTGTAATTCTTTATCATGCTTCTGACCATAATATAAAGAAGCTGTTATAACATTGTCTTTACCATACTTATCCACGGCTATTGCTACGCATGTTGTGGAATCCACACCACCTGAATTTAATACTAATGCTTTCATATATTTTTCCTCCTTAATAAATGATTTTCTTCATTCCGGCATACTGGTCATATAAATCTAAACCTTCTTCCGTTGTACAAGATTCTAAATCTAATACATCCGGATTTCCATTTTTTATATAATCGTAAATGAAATCATCTCGAAATCCAATATCCTCTGCTTGTTTTACATCATTACAGTAATACACTTTTTTAATGTTAGCCCATATGATAGCAGATAAACACATAGGGCAAGGATATCCGGTAGCATACAATTCACATCCAGTTAAATCGTAAGTTCCTAATTTTTTACACGCTTTCCTAATAGCATTTATCTCTGCATGTGCCGTTGGGTCATTATCCATCAATACTGTATTGCTAGCTATGGAAATAAGTTTTCCATCCTTAACAATGGTGGCCCCAAATGGACCTCCCATATCAAGATTCATAGTAACACAAGCTTCAGCCACTGCTAAATTCATATAATCTACACTTTTCATAATATACCTCCAAATTTTGTTTTTTAAATACTTAATATTATATGAGATAATAAAAACAAGGGCATCTAGGTTTATTCATTATGGTATCCTCACTTTCCAAGTAAATTTAAGACAAAAGTTCATGAATAAGATTGATGTAATCGTCTTCATAACTTATAAAGTAATGAACCGGTAAATAATATTTATATCCATCTTTATATAACAAATACTGATTTTTTACAGTCTTTACGCGAACTTCTATGGTCTTCTTTCGTGGATAAATTTCGGCTATTGTTTTTCCATCTTTCCTAATTTTATAACATCGAACAGAAGCACACCAGCAATTCTCAAACGTGTTTGTGATATAGGAAACTAATGTCTCCAAATTTTCATTTTTATTTAAAGAAGGTATCTTCTTTTCTTCTTTTTCCATACAAGAATTTGAGGTTTTTTCCTTTACCTCTGAGGTTTTTTCCTTTGCCTCTGGAGTCCACCAGCGTTTAAGTGTAGAAGAAGTAATACACACTGTTTTATTTACTTTATCACCACTCAAATATTTTAAAATAACAGTTTTTCGTAAATCATCTCTCTCGACTTCCTCTGCAATTATTTCTTCATTTCGCTTATACCTATATACCATTGTACATTCACCTTTAAGAATTTTATTAAATTCTTCCTTTCTTTATTTTGTAACTATACAATAACATATTGTGATACATATGTCAAGCACTTTTAAAAAAGTTTTTTCCGGAACATAGTTTTTTTCCGTATATTTGTTAAAGAATCACTTTTTTTCTGCATATACATTGCATTAAATAATATACGGCTATTCGGTGTTTCCGATAGCTCTTCCAGAGTAAACCCAAATTCTCCTATGTATTCCAGTATAGGGGATAACTGACTAGCGGGTATGTGAGAAAAATGTTGAGGGTCACCTTTATAATTGTTAGAAACCGGTATAACACCAAAATCCGTCATGATATTACCCATAGCACCCACCATTATCCAGCTCGTGCTATCCGCCGAAGATATAGGATATTGAGATAATAAAGAAAAATCTGTCATACCAAAAGCATGGACTTGTACATCAGGGTTATTAGAATTTTTGATAATACTAAATACTTTCTCCAAAAATATATCCCGTACATGACGAGGTTTCCCTACCATACCCCCCAAAGCTATATAAGGAATTTTTTTTCCATTATCATCTATCCAGTCTAGGGCATTTTGTAAAAATCGAAAAGGTTCACCAACATGAAAAGTATATAACAAAGACTCGGGAGTTTTTAATCGTTTCCTCATGAATAAATAATTATCCCAGGTGGCCGAACCTGCCCTACAAACTTCTTCGGCAGAAGCCCCGAAAATCCTATCCCCTGGGATAGAATCTAATTGGCCGAATAAATGCAAATATTTTGAATTTTCATTTAACCAATCTATATATTGTTTCACACTAATAGAATGTCCCTTTGTCCAAGCACTAAAAGCGCCGGAGTCTACGAACATTTTTCCTTCAAATCCCCTATTTATATAACGTCGGAAAGACGATTTATCATTCAAATAACTATATAGTCTATTATGCTTATTAGATATAATCCACTCATCCGCTTCAGGTACAGAGCTACCCGCAAAATATAATTCAAATGACATATTATAAAATCTCCTTTTTCTCACCATACCAGTTATTTGTGAAATCTACATCACACTTGAATGGTAATTTAATCAAATGACTAGGTGCTGTTCTCATAAGATATGAAAGTCTTTCACCGGCTTCCTTTGCATTTTCGATTGGACATTCTCCAATTACCTCGTCATGGACTTGTATAAGTAAATGGAAATCAAGCTCTTTCATTCTTTCATCATTATTTATTGCAATCATAGTCAGCTTTGTTATATCTGCCGCCGAACCTTGTACTCGTGCATTTACACATTGTCTTTCAGCCCGTGCAATAAATCCACCATTATCTTTAATCTTAATTCCTTGTGATAATGCTTGCTGTATGATTTGATTTTTCTGTTGCCAACCTCTACAAGTTTTCAGTAATTCAGTATATCGCTTTTGTTCTGATATAGGAACCTCTAATGATACCACACTACCGAACGCAAGCGGGTCAAAGTTGGTAACCTTATCAGTGTACGAAAATTCATATGGCTGTAATTGCATATCCTTTAAGTGCCTACGTCTGCCCCAAGCCGTTGTAACATAACCTTCAGTCCTCGCCATATTTTGTGAATCCTCAATAAACTTGCCAAGTGCCGGGAATGATGATATAACCTTATCATATATTGCTTGAGCTTCCTTAGTGGTTACTCCAAGCTGTTCCGCTATTGAAGGAATCTGTCGTCCGTATAAGATACCTAATACAATGCTTTTTGCTCGACTTCTTCTTTCTTTGCCGTCTGGGTTCACCGTACCGTCCTCTCTGAACTCTTTGCACTCTTCATAAAGCTTATGGAAAGCAAGTGCCGCTATTGTTGCATATATATCTTTCCCATTTATAAATGCTTCTTGCATTTTTTTGTCATTTGATAAATGAGCCGTAACCATAGGCTCCTGCTGACTGAAATCAGAACCTATAAGTACATATCCGTCTTGTGCCTTAAACATCTGTCTAATATCTTTATTATGTGAAGGAATATTCTGTAAGTTAGGGTCAGATGAACTAAATCTTCCGGTTTTAGCTCCATACTGATTGAAACTTGCGTGTATTCTTCCATCCGATAAAGCTATGTCAGGCATTTTATCCACATAAGTGCTTAATAATTTATCAACATTACGCATATCAAGAATTGCTTCGCATAATGCCTTATGTTTTCCTTGTGCAAAATGCCTTAAAATTTCTTCTCCAGTTCCTCTAGGTGCTTTTTTATCCGGGCTTTCCAATCCCAAAATATCATAGAATAATATTGCAAGCTGTGTCGGACTTGATAAGGATATAGGGTCTGACAATTTATTATTCGGATTTTTCATCTTGTAATTATCAATTTCATCCTTATACATTGCTATTGCTTCATCAGCCTGCTTTTGTCTTTCTTCTTTTAGCTTATGATATTTTTCGTGTAGATTTTTACAAACATCAAAATCAAGACACACACCTCTATCTTCCATATCAGCTACAACGGAAATCAAAGGCATTTCAATATTCCAAAATACATTATATGGACCGGAAAGAACTCGTCTGTTTAATAAGGTTTTTTGATACTCATATAATTCATATGTCTTAATTGGGTCACCTGCCGCATATAAATAAGCTGTTGAAATCGGAACATTATCGAAAGTCACACCGCCAAACAATGTATCGAATGTCAAACTTTCAATATCCTTGCTATTGCAGTATTTTAAATGCAAGTCTTTCAATCTGTGACTTTCTTCCTCATCTATGCAATATGCCGCTAACATTGTATCCCAATAAGGTTTGAAATCAATTCCAAGTGTTTTCCGGCATACTCTTATATCGTATTTTGCATTATGAAAAATCCATCTAATATCATTATGAAATTCTTTCATAATCTTTGATACTGTCTGTTCATCCAACTGGTCTTTAGTTCTTGTACCGGTGATATATGATTTATGATTGATTGGAATATATGCCGATTTCTGTCCCGGTGTGTAAATACATCCGCCTACTATGTCAACTAATAATGGATTTAATCCAGTTGTTTCAGTATCAAGCGCACCCTCTCCGACTTGCTTCATTTCCTTCATATATTCATATAACTGGTCTGATTCTCTTATAAGAATATAGTCATCTTTATGTATTGCTAATTTCGTATCGGCTATTGCAACCATAGAGTTTATTTGGGCGGCAAGATTATTTCCACCGCCCTTAATAACTGTCTTTGTGATTGCTGTTTTGGATTTTTTGACTAGATTCTTATCTGTGTCACTTTGTCGTGCAAAAGATAAAGCCATTTTAACTCTCCTAACATAAATCAATTAATTTCATATTACATACCTACCCTTCTACTGGCTCTGCTCGTTGTACCTCTTCTCGGAAGTGGTTCTGTATTTCTTCTACGACTTTCAACTTCATTCTCACCATTCTGGTTAGATGTTTCCGGAAATGCACCAGTATCAAGATATGTCTGCATTTCATCAGGTGTTTTATCAAGAATAAAACTTCCCATAAATTCCGGCTTTTCAACTTCTGATAAGTCAACTGGCTCTATATTCGGCATAGGGAATATTTCATATGTTGTTTTCTTATCGCCTTTTGCACCTCTACGCTCAATCTCAAATACTGTATTCGAGAAATCCGGGTATCTGTTGCAAAGTGCCTCAATTTTCTTTTTGAATGTTTTTCCGCGTTCCCATATCTTAACTTTACCATCCGAATGGTCGTACATTGAGAGCATTAATACCGGCTTAATTTCAAATCCTGCTGCACAAAACGGACAAGCGTCCAACGGCATATCATAATCACGTTTACAATCGACATACCTTTCTTTGTCTCCGACTTGTACTCTGTGACATACAAATGTATCAAGGTCATTATAACCCTCGTTCAAGAACTGCACTCTTGCCACATCTCCGTCATTCTGTAATTTTAACCACTCACTTGAATTTGATGAACCGTATTTGTCCATATCGTCTGGATTAATTCTTCCCATAATAAAATCTCCTTTTTTCGTGTTTATCGTTTTTATCGTGAACATAATGTTCAAGGGTAGGTGTGGGAATTGAACCCACACCTCCACAACAAAATAAAGAAAGTAAATGAATAAAGTAAAACTATTGACCTATTTCTCTGCTTTATTTCGGTCAGTCCCAATGTCATCATTCACGTAAATGACCTTAGTTTTATCGTCAGCCGGGAGCTTTGTATCTTGCTAAAGATACGACAGCCCTTGTTGGATTCGAACCAACGAATGTGAGAATCAAAATCTCATGCCTTACCACTTGGCTAAAGAGCTATAATATAACTTGCATTAATTACCTAACAATCGTCATTGTTACCATAGCATAATCAACCTTGTCCATCCTCATTAATGCAAGCTATATCGGAGCTGTAATTTTTCATACTTAGTGAATTATCCTAGGTTCATTCGCTGTTCTTACTGATTACTTGCTTCTGAGGTAGTCCGTCATACCTCGCTTGAGATAGGTGGGATTTGAACCCACGAAGTATTGAATGTTCACAGCTGTTATTCATTCACCAGCTCTCTTTGTTTTGCCTGCTTTAACCACTTGCATACTATCCCATATAGTGTTTTATGTGGTGTTTTTAATGTGGTTATCGCCTCCACTATGAAAGACTGCTAAAGTCATTAATAGTTCAAGTCATCAATTACTTTGTCCAAAAGTTCATCAATCTCATACTCTTCCATATTTCCAATATCTTTTCCAAAGTATTCACATACTTTCTTTTGCTGTTCAAAAGTAAATATAAACATTATGTTATCTCCTGTTTCATAATCTTCCATATTTCTAATGTCGTTTGAATTTCTTAATTCTTCCGCTTTCATACCTTTGTCCTACATTTTATGTTTTTTGTTGTTTTCTTAACTTGTAACTATATTGTAATACATATTTTGATAAATGTCAAGCACTTTTTTAAACTTTTTTACAAATTGTTTTATACGGACAATACCGGCACACTTTGGTATCTTCACACTTAGGTGGAGCAATCATTCTTGACACATAACCTTCACATTCTGATATAAACCCAACTAACCAATTTTTCATATCGGGGGTTACTTCAAATATTTCCGGAACATCAATATTGCAAGTATCTCTATTTTCATAAGTGATAAATGCCTTGTCCAGGTCAAGTGCTGTACAATAGCATATAACCTGATTATAATGCTGTTCCAATGCACTATTATCAATCGTATTATATTTGAATGATGTTACGTTTTTAAACTCAAACAGAAAATCCTCATTGGTTGATATACGTCTTATAATTCCATCGCACCGGAACGAAAGATTTAATACTGTATCAATTAAATGTGTTTCGGCTCCTTGTGTACCTTTGACTACAAGATTTCTACATTTTCCGAATTTCTGTTTGTCCTCAACGTATTTTGCAACATCCAAATATTTCCAGTCAAACCCATAATTCGGCATATTTATCAATGCAGTTTGTATCGCCTCGTGTCTATGTGTTCCTGTATCTGCCATACCTATCATAGTATATTCCTCAGGTGCAACATCAACTGGTGCGCTGGTTCTTGTGAAATACATATTGCGCATACACTTTAAACTTGACGGCTTGTAATATTTAGATGGTTTTCTTGTATTTGATTTACTGTCTAATTCAAGTGTACGCATTAAATCAACCGCAAATTTTTTATTTGCCGGAAGTTGTGGCTGGTTATTATTTATTAAGTTCAATAATCTTCTACTCATATTAATCTCACTTTCTTTGTCATCTAATTATATCTAAAATGGTATCACGAACATCAGTCAATATTGATAATTTGGTACGCAATTCAACATATGTATATGTATCACACGCAAGGTCGCTGTCTAATCTGTTTATCAACGCTTGTATATGAGATATTTGCTGTTCAAGATAAGTCAAAAAATCTTTTAGTTTACCATCACACATTCTTATTTCATATTTATTTCTATTGTATCTTGTCATATCATATCTCCTTTAAATAAGTGTTTTATGTGTTATCGCTTCACATTGATTTTGTATTTCTTATTATAGGCATATAATGTACAACCAGTTCCTCTCAAATTATTAGCTTTTAACCAATCCATAGCTTTTTTTATACTTGTAAATCCATCTGCAATAACTTTATTATCTTTAGAAACCCACTTATATAACTGTCTACTCCTTGATAATACTGTACCCTGCATTATTCTCACCTTTTACCTTTCTATGTATTACTTTCTTAACTTGTAACTATATTGTAATACATAAAAAGATAAATGTCAAGCACTTTTTTAAAAAATTATTTTGCATTTTAGAAATTCTTCTTGCAAATCATTTATATCCCTATCGTCTGAATATACAACCTCTTTTATAATTTTTCCGTGTACGTTTTTTCTGAATCGTTCTGTTGCTTTTCTTCCTGCCTCGTCCGGGTCAAATGCAAGAATATATTCACGCACCGGCAATTTATTCAATATTTCATATTGCTTTTTATTTCCAGTGCCTATCATAGCCATAGCAGGTTTATTATATTTCCAACAAGTCAAACAATTTAAGAATGATTCAGTTATATAAGCTGTTTTATACGTTCCATCAACGAACATATATCCCTGATATATCGGCTTATCAATGGCTTTCGGAAGTCTGAAAAATTTTCGTTCAACACTTCTTCCTGCAATGAATCTAACATTTCCTGACAAGTCTTTAATTGGGAAAGTAATTTCTTTTCGGTCTCTGTCATAACCTATATCAAACCTTTCTATAATTTCATCAGTCAATCCTCTTTGATACATATAAGGATGGATATATCTATATTTGTCTAATTCTTCTTCTGTAATTCCTGAACTTGTTCCGTCAATTTGTCTATCTGTTTCTGCATTTCCAAAATTCTTTCCAGCATTGAAATTAATATTTTTGTGAACATTAAATCCCTCCATAATATTTGGTCTTGTTTCAATTTCAATAGAATTAAATTTCCTAGATAACCAGTGTTCTCCAAATTTACCATTATCAATATAACCATATAATTCGGAAATCATTTCCTCTATTGTTCCACTCCAACCGCAGGCAAAACAATGGCACTTATCAATTTCTCCATTTATTCCAAATGACGGTTTACGTTCTTGACCTTGCTTATGGAATGGACAATTTGTCTGAATGTTTTCGCCGTTATTCCGGAACATATGAAATCTATCCATACCGTGTTTTGCAAGGTCAATTTTTAGTTCATCAAGTACAGCTTGTGTGGTGGCTTGTATAATTGTATTCTGTAATTTTATCAAGATTTATGCCTCCTCAAGCTCCCCAAATAGTTCTTCATACTTTGGCAAGTCATATGTTATTAACAGGTCTTTTACTTCCGTCTCTGTCAAGGATTGTGCGCTATACTTAACATATCCCTGACGCTTATAAGTGATTAACCATCTGCCTTTGGCACTTTTCCATAATTTTACATCAAGTACATTCTCTCTAAAAGAAGAAGTTACGTACAAAAGATTATTTTTGATTGAAACTTGGTATTTACATTTATCAGAAATCAGTTCCATTTTATCTGTGTCATATTTTAAATTATCAATTACAAATATCATATTACATAACCTCCTCGAAAATAAAACAAGTGTCATCTATATTTGTATACCTTGACTTTAATCTTTGTAATTCGTTTTTCGCACTATCCATACTTTTAAATTTTCGAGCCAAATCCTTTGAGCCGATAACCTTGTAAGGTTCTCCCTGCACTATATATGAGCCTTTTCCCACATAATCGCCATACATATCTTTAATATAATATATTGTCATTTAATATTCCTCGCTTTCTTTGTCGTGGTATCTTCGTCTTAATTCTTCTGCTTTTTCTTCATCTTCTTGTCCTTTTTCGGGTTCAGGAATGTACTCAAAAGTACCTCTATCCGCGTCCCATAAATAGACATAACTTGTGCCAACATTGGCATTTCGCACTTTCACCGTCTTTAATTGCAACCCAACTTTCTTTTGTTGAATTGTCAATACGATTGAAGCATTATAGGCTATACCATCACTATCTCTAATATTTTCAAGTTGAATATCTTCCTGCTCCACACCGCCTCTGTTTGACTGCACAACAACAAGCACCGGTATTTTCAAATCAATGCTTAGTTGCATTAAATCTTCTGATATGTTCGTCAACTGCGTTGTTTTATTATCGCCTCTTTCTTTGCGCTCATCTTGTAAATAAGATATACCGTCAACAGCTAGTATGTCTATATGATTATATTCAACCCACGATTTTAATTTTGATACGGTTACTTTTTTATTGAAATCTTTGGGGTGTGCTACATAAAATGGTATATTTGACTGACTTAGATGATTTATGTATTGTTCATACCCTTGTATGTTATCGCCGGTATATAATGCTTTTGAGCTTATATGTTGGTGCAATGTATCAAATCTATAACCAGTTCTAGTTGCAGACATTTCGGGTTCAATTAGACCTATATGTTTATTCATTTTCCAGGCGTGTTCCAACATTTTCAATAACACCCAAGTTTTACCTTGTCCTGTTCTTGCAACTAATACAACAAGTTCCTCTCCGCAATGCCAACCACCTATATCATCATCAAGTTCCTCGAAACCAGTTGGAATAAAATGTGTGTCGTGATTATCCCTAACTGACTTCCAATCTTCAAGTCGTTCTTGTGCTTGTGATATAATGTCCGTACCTTTTGCACTTGTTACAACTTTCAATTCCGGCAAGTGTGCCTTCAAATAGTCAACTGCGGAATAAGCATCCGTCTGTAATAGTTCTGACATCTTAGTAAGTACTGGTACAGACTGACTATATAAATATTCTTCTCTAAATGTATTGACAAGATATTCTGTACTTTCCGATACATTTATAACATCAAAATCATTAAATACTGATAGGAAAGTTTCCATATCAGGAACGCATTTATAGTCATTCAGATGTTCTATGATATAGTCATATTCCTCGATATACTGATGGAAATAATCCCTTGTAATATCATTCACAGTGAGTATATCAATACTCTTATCTTTAAGCACTTTATTTATTATTTGAAGTTCAACCATTATTCAAACCTCTCTTATCTTTTTCTTTTAACTCAATAACCTCTGAACATCCCCAAATTCTGCTCGCAAGTCGTTCACCAACTGTACTTGTCAAACCCTCACGGTCTTGATTACTTGTATATACATTACTACGTCCGGAATTGATACGATTATCAATGTACTGTTGTAATATTTGCAGTTCATAACTTGTAGCAACCCCGCAAGCTATATCATCCCATATAACAAGATTAGCTTGCTCAATTTGAGTGCATAATTCGTGAAAATCGGGTACATCTTGACTTATTGACCTTTTACAATTATATAGAAATTGAGGTACACTAATAAATAATGCTTTACAATTCAAACAGCTTAAATGCCAAATTTCCTTGAAATAATTACATAACAGCTTAACCGCCCAACTCGTTTTTCCATTTCCGCAATTTGTTGAATAAATATATAGATTATTTCCGTTATCAATAAATGATAACATATCATTTCCAATATCAGACAACCTTGTAAATGCCTTAAAATCTGTTGTACCACAAGTGAGCGGGCGTATATCCCATAAGGCTTCCGGCAATCGTGATTGTTCAAATAAAGTACGCATAAGATTGTATCGTATACAATAAGAATTACAATTATTAGTACATACTGGTTTATACCAACAAGTATCAGTTGTCATTGCTTTCACTCCTTGTATCGCTTGATTTCAATAGCAAATTAATCTTACTGCTTTCAAGTAATGTAATTGTGTGCCTTAACCCAGCCAAATCTGATTTCATTGTTCGTATAATTGAACTAATCTCCTCAGGTGTTTGGGCTATCCAGTAACCCTTATTTGGGCTTGCACATATAGGATAGCCATCTTCTCTTAACCATTGTACTATGTGTCTAATATCTCTCTCACTATATCCTGTAAATGACTGTATAGTATGATTATACACATTTTCGGGATGATTTGGGATTAATCTTAACACGGCTTGTTTTGCACATTCAATATCATATTTGCTCTTTGTCATAATTTTTCCTCCTTAAAACTTGAATGTATCTGGATTATTTCTGTACTGCTCCAAATTTGCCTTATGCTCATCTGCCGTTATACTGTTTATATTCTCCTGTAGGCGCTTGCCATAAGTATTATTAGTAGTCAACCATTCCGGCGGAGTAATGTATCTATAATTTCGGGAAAAACTTGTATTGATACATCTCGAAATAATTGAATAAGGTTTTCCGGCTAATTTCGCTATATTAGCCTCAACTGCTCGTGGTGTTTTTATTTTCATATCCTCTAAAAAGGATTCTATAAGTTCTATACTCTTATCATCCTCTATATCATTTTTTAAGCAAGTATCTATAACAAGTTTTGAAAAATCTTTTTTGGAATTTTTTTTAACTTGTTTATCTTCTATTTTATCTTTATTGTTTATATTTATATTATTAGTACAACTCTGTTGTATACCCCCATACAACTCTGTTGTATGCCCTGTACAACTCTGTTGTATACCCTGTACAACTATGTTGTATGGTATACAACTATAAGCACAATACTTAACTCCGTTTTTAATTGTTGTTTTTTTAGTGATATAACCCAAGTCCGTGAGGTTTTTAAGATTTTTCTGCACACCGTTTTTTGTGCAATTACACCAAGTAGCAAGATATGATAAACTTCCGGTAAATTCAGATTCCTCATCCTGAGAAAATCCATATATAATTGCATACACTAATAAGTCATTACCCTTTAATTTTAATTCATTTACCATCCAACCCTGTATGTTTATGTATTTGTCATTTATTGATTGCATTATAAATTCTCCTTTAAAAATAAATTAAACTATACAAACTATGTGGTGGCATAATTTGTATAGTTTATTATATGTTGATATTAAGTTATGCGGATATTAAGCCCACCAACTTAATATCAACTTTGTTGTGTATCACAACCATATAAGTAGTATAACACAAGTATAACAAAATCACAAGATATTTTTTTTAATTCATATTTTGTAATTCTTCAATCTGTTCGTCAACTTCCGAATTGAGTTTAGCCCACAGCTGTTCTCTTGTGTCATCCATATCCACAGCATTAACACTTGTAACATCCCATTCCTCTTCGGCGGTAAACTTGAAGTAATTATCTCCGCGCTTAACTGTGGCACTGGATGTATATCTCAATGCTGTTACTTTAATACCATCACTAATTTCTGTAGACTTGCTTGCTTCACCGGTCTTGATTACCTCGGATTTATTATTTGTTGTTGTATTTTTTGTGCCGTTTTCGGTCGTTTTCGCCTTAGATGTATTGTTGTTAGGCTTAACTGGTTTTGCAGGTTTTTCGGTTGTTTTTTCGTTGTTCTTTGTGTCCTCTTCAAATGGACATTCCTCAACAGTTTCAACCGGAGTATTCACCTCATTGGCGGTGTCATTTCCTGGTTCATATCCGTTGCATTTTTCACAAGATATTGATTTTCCATCAACCATCATATCAATACCATTACAATTCTTGCAGTAGAGGTCTGCCGGGTCTCCTGCATATTTACAAATTTTCATAAATTAATCCTCCTTAATAATGCGCTCTTTAAATCGCTTTGACATTTCTTCTCTTTGTTCATCCGATAAGTCACGTTCAATTATTGATAATTTAAGTGCTTTGATTGGCAACCGTACCACGATTGAACCATCAGTATTTTCCGCTATAATATGAACTTTATCGGGAAATTTCTCTTTAAGTTTGTGTACCTTGGAAATAAATTTTCCTTGAGTGAATGTACACGTTATTGTGTGTGCTCCTGTTATCCACTCTATAACATTTTCGTTGCAATCCATATTACTTCCTCTTGCTAATTCTTAATGTTGTAACCGGAGTTACAATCTTTGCTGGTTCAAGTGCCGAAATCTCAAAATCTCCATTGTATACGAGTTTTTCCAATGCGTCCTCGTCAATGTATTCTTTTGTCTTGATTACTGTGTTAAGCATTGCACCGCCTAACTTGCTTTTTATAATTTCGATTGCAAGTTCATCATTCAATGTTGTTTTTTGTGTAACTGAGAGTTTAGCTGTACACGTTTCAGCCTCAACCTCATTACAATCGTTTTCCTGCATATAAGATTTGATTTTAGTATTCAAATCTGCGTTAGTTGTGTTTAAAGCCTTTTCCTTCGCTTTATGTGACTGATACAATTCAATAGCCTTGATTATATCAAATTTTGGTTTTGCGTCTCTGCGTGACATAATTTAATCCTCCTTTTTTGACTTTTTCTTTTCTTTGTTTATCAATATTCGAGTGCCACGTTGCCCCCATTGATAATTTGCGTTAAACTCTGACATAATGCCTCTATATTTGAACTGTAAATCGTGCTTAAATACTTTAAGCACCGCAACGGAATCAATAGTAAAATATTTTGTTCCCTTGCCATCCGTAGTATATTCCGGTAATTTAAGTTCAGGCGGCTTGTCATAATCTTCACATTCATACCACTTGTACCACCGTTTTAATGTAGTAGTGGAAATGTCAAGTATCTGAGCAACTTGACTTATACTGAATAACTTCTGCATACTGCACCTCCTTTCTATTAATAATATTGTAATACATATTTATGCAAAAGTCAACTATGATAATAGATAATTAATATCTTCAATGCTAACTTTTCCATCCACAAGTGCGTCTGAAATCTGTCCTTTCTTCTCTACAAGTTCCTCTATACGTTCATCAATAGTATTCTTGCAAACAAGAGTGATTATATTTACCGTTCCTTTTGTTCCAATTCTATGCGCTCTATCTTCTGCCTGTGCTTTCAATGCCATATTCCAAGGGCTATCAAGGAAGATAACATTCTGTGCGGCGGTCAATGTCAGTCCGGTTCCCATTGCTCCGATTGTACCGATTATAACTTTGCATTTATCATCATTCTGAAATCTTTCAACTTCTTTCATTCTTTCATCTGCTTTTGTTGCACCGGTTATATAAGCCGGGTTATAAGATTTGAGCTGTTCCTTGGCGACAGTAGTAATGCTTTCCCAATTACTGAATATGATTGCTTTCTGTCCACTTGATGTAATTTCTTCCACAAGCTCAATCATTCTTGCCATTTTTGCGCTTTCTTGTACCTTGCTTGATAATATTCCAGTCCATCCAGTTGCTTGTCTTAATCTAATCATCATAGCAAGTGGATTATTTGAGAACTTAATCTGATTGAGTTCACTCATAATTCCGGCATACACTTCTTTATATATTTGTTCTTGCTTTGGTGTCATATCAACATATTCATATTTTCTTATTTTCTCCGGTAAATCAAGAACCTCTGTCTTTAATCTTCTCAGCATTACTTCATCCATTAATGCTCTTATTTCCTCAAGGTTCTTATAGCCTACAACTTGTGAACCTCCCCAGCCGCCAAGTGTACAATAATGTGTTTTGAACTGATAGAAAGAGTGAGGTTCATATCCTAACCAATGTAAAGGAAAATATAAATCAAGTGGGTTGTTCATCAATGGTGTACCACTCATTGCAACCATATATTTCGCCGTTACATTTACCATTGCGCGGCTCTGTAATGAAGTAGGTTCTTTTGATTTATGACATTCATCAAAGGCAATTACAGATATAATTCCTTTTTTACATAATTCCTGTAACTTATCCGCAACTGGAAAATGATATTTGCTTTTGCTTATTTTCTCTGCTCCTGCCCTCAATGTTTCGATATTTGTTATAATGTATCTGCAATCCGGTAAATTATTGAGGTCGGCTAACTTATCTGCCGTACTACCTTCATATGTCTTTCCGGTTCGTTTTCTATAACGTGTTCCAAGAACCCATCCTTTTTCATCTGAGTGAATACTAATTTCTGACTGCCAGTTATACTTCAATGAGTTTACACCACATACAATAAGTACCTTATTGATTGTATCTGTTTTTTCAAGACATCCAACAAAATCTATAATCTGTTTTGTTTTTCCAAGTCCCTGGTCATCACATAAGAGGAACTTCTTTTTATTAAGCCCAAATCTCACACCGTCAATCTGATGATTGAATGGCTTTGTTTTAAACTCAAAATCATTTGGTATATCAATCTCAAATTCCTGCTTGTGTAAATTTTCATATACACCATCAATTTTGATTTCTTCATTTTCAAACTTATTGCAAAGAGAAATGATATTACCAATAGGCATTTCCCAAGTATGATTATCCGCGTTATAAACTCTTGTACCCATTTTTTTGACAAATGCTACAATTTCGGGTTCATAATCAAAACTTACAAACGCGGATTTTTTAACAAGAACATTGTTGGAGAGCTTGTCAGGCTCCCCGATATGTATTTTAATCATAATTTTTATTTCTCCTTACATTTTATATAATAATTGCATACACTCTTGAATGAACAGTCCCAAATATCTATTATAGCACAGCCTCTTATACAAGTATGATGATTCGCCACTGTTACTAGAACTCCTTCGTTTCTAATACTTGTAGGAATAATTTCATCCAATTCATACACTTTGTATCTTTTTCCATTTGGCTTTTTAGGCATTTTCATTTTTATGTAACCAAATTTTTTAAGAACTCTTTCCATAACCTGTTTGGATGTCGGGTCATAATAACATTTTAAAGATTCCTCAGTTTGTAATTTTAAAGCCTCGTCATACGATATTTTCAAACAACTTACAAGGGCTCTTGTGGAACAATCTCCGGTTATTCTTTTTTTCGGGTTTACATTTTTCTCTAAATAAATTAACATTCCTTATTTCCTTTCTTTTAATTCTAAAAATATTGTAATACATATTTATATAAATGTCAAGCACTTTTTTAAAAATATGTATAAAAAAGAGAGGATAAAAAATCCTCTCTCTCTTATTAACAGATATTACCAATGGTGCATAGGTGTTTTTTGAATAGGTCTTTCTCCGTATCATCACAAGTGTTATATAATTCACTTAACATCTTGCGAATTGTGGAAAGAAGTAACTCCAAATTCTCCACTGTTCGATTATTCATATATTGAACAAATAATCCTTGAATATCTGTTATAGTTTCGTCAACCGTACTTTCCGGAACTAAATCAACACTTATTTTTTCGAGTAACGCAAGAATAATAAAAGCGTCAACGTCAAAATGCTTCTTCAATTCATTTTCCGCAAGCTCTTTGGCTACTGGAATGCTTTCCTGAAAAGTCATATAATCACTCCTACATTGCTAACATCTGTCTAACCCACGCTGTCTTCTCGACATATTTTTTGTGGGATTTTTCCCACTTTTCTTCCATTTCTTCCGTTGGAGTAAATACTTTCCCTATTTGCTCGATTTCCAATGTCGCTTTGTCATGTAAATAGCCAGCGTGTTTCAATTCATCATTAGCCATTTCTTTATACCGATTCGCCCATTGTGTATCGCCTTTAGCTTTACATTCAACGTACTTTTCCGCATAGTCTTTAGCACCACAAATCTCTTCCTCAATGTGTTCAGCTAACTTCTTAATTTTCGTCATTATAATCAACTCCTAACTTTTTTAGAATTAAATCAATCTTTCTGTCTTGTTCGGATAAATGACCATGTATCTCTTTAACTGCCGCAGATAATAAATCTCCGGCAGTATTCTGAGATAAGTTCTCATTTAGATTTTTAACACCTATGATAAAAGACAATATATTTAATATGTCTAATATATCAAACTGTCTGTCATCCATTAGATTTTCTCAACTACAAACGCAAGATTTTGGGCTGTAACAACCTGTCCACCGATAACAATAGTGAGATTTGCTGTGTCACAATCACAATTAAGTCTTACAAGAGCTGATATAGGAAGTGTTACAATATCACCTATTGCTGTTGCTGTTGCGAGGGCTGTTGCTCCTTGTACTGGTGCTCCATCTTTGTATAAGGTTGCTGTCACATTTCCCACGGCAGTAGCGGCTACTGATATAGAAGCATTTACATCATAATAACCGGCTCCGCCTTGACAATTACCGATTGATACACCGTTTCCTCCAAGCTGACAATACTTTCCGTATCGTCTAATTATTGTTGATGGTACATAAGTACCACCGATACCGATAGATGTTCCTGTTGTAGTATTAACTACATATATTCCTGATTTACAACTCATAATGTTCTCCTTTCTACTAAAAAAGAGGAATACCGACAAGGCATTCCTCTAATATTCAAAACCTTGTCTAAATGACTAAATATTAACTCCGTTGTTGCAACAAGAGTTACTCCAGCAAGGGCTCATACCTGCTGTGTATGTTGTTGCATTCGGGTATCTAATTACACCACACATAGCGGATTGAAGCTGAAGCTGATTGACCTGTGCCTGTAAGTTCTCAATCTTATTCTGTGCCATAGCGTCAAGAATTTTCTGTGTCTGTGCCGTTGTGTTAGCATTAATAGCGGCGGTATTAATAGCTCCGTTATAATTAACACCATCAATAGCTCTCTGCGTTGTGCAACAACAATCTGCGACCTGTTGCTGAACTGTATTGAAGTTTCTCAGAGTTTCATATCCAAGGTTACAGATTCCATTCTGCAATCCCTGATAGTTGTGTTGAGCATTGTCGTTCAATCTGCCAACTGAATTTTCAAGATTGTTGAAATTCATAGCATTGCAAAGTCCTGCCTCTGTAACTGGTTCTCCGTTTATATTTCTGTTTCCGCCGAAGAAACCACCTCCGCCAATAAGCAAGAGAATTAAAAGTGCGAAAATCCACATTCCGCCACCGCCTGCACCACCGAACATACCATCTTTGTTGTCGGTAACAGCGGCAATGTCTGCTAAAGATACTCCATCTGTCATAGTAGTATTCTCCTTTCGTTTTAATATTTATATTGATTTTGCAAAATCCTTATTTCAACTGAGACATAAATTCATCTACATTTATGCCCTTCCATTGACATATAGTCCTAACAGCTTGCTCCGGATTTAGCCCCTTACCTCCAAGCATATTCATTAATTGACGTACAGTTCCGGCATTATTCATCATAGCTTTCGCTTGATTAATTATTTGCGGACTTATCTGTTGTGATTGATTTTGTCCTTGAAATAGACTGCTTGCCATTTAAAAGTTCCTCCTTTAATTGTTCAAATTCCGTTCGGGTTACATAATCTTGTTCTTTTTGGGCGGGCGCATTATCCTGTACTTCCGTAAATGCGAATTTACGAATTGAAGGAAAATTCGCTCCATCTGTTATCTTGATGTACATAATATCGTCATTATTATCAAATAATGCAACAGTGCTATTTGGGTACATCTGATATGCCTTTGCACCTTCGATTCCGTTTACTCTTATAAGGTTCTGTACATTATTTTGATTATACATACCATAGTTATTTGTCAAGGGATTTATTTGTGACATAGGATTTATTTGTGGAAGCTGTGTCATCCCGAATTGATTTAACATCATATGAGTTCTCCTTTCTCATATTATTAATTGCAAGAATATATTGATGTATGAATATATGTGGATTATTCCGGTCCAGTTGTTTTGTCAGTCCGTTCATAATTTATTTCCTCGCTAATTCTTAAATAGGTGATTATAACAGTGAGGACATCAAGAATAGGTATTGTTCTAACATTCGGGTCACTGAATAATTTTTCTATAATTTCCGCGTTCATCTTAATGTCCTCCGTTCTTATTTATACTTAAAGTATAAATAAAAAAGACTACATATTAAATGTAGTCTTTTTGTACAATAAATGTATTCATATTACCCGAATTATCTTACGATTAACTCTTTGACTTAGTTTACCCGCCCAATCTCGGGATATGTGTAATTCCTCGGAAATCATATCCAAAGTGTGTTTTTTAAGCCTTAACTCAAATACTTCGTGTTCAAGCAAAGTGAAATTGCAATTCTCACGTAGATATTGAATTTCCGGTATTGTGAAGTCTTTTATTTTCATCTGTGCTTTCGCCCACCCACTGACGCGCGTGACCTGTGTGCTTTGCCACCGCCCTTTGGCTGACGTTTCGTTCGTTTAATTGTCATTTTCACTGCCATTAATATGCACCTCACCTTCTCCATTCAAGATAGCATTTGTACAGTCATCAGCTTCAACCGATGTTTCGGTTGTTTCCGTTGGTAAACACCACGCATAAAGCCAAACTGCATTAGTTGCGAACAATAAAAATATTGTAATTACCCACATTATGAACCATCTTTGCGAGGTTCGTTTTATTTCGTGTAACAACTCAGAAGCCAAAGAATTATCCTCCATAGTACATTCTCCTTTTAATTCAACAGTTGTTTAATTTTTTCCTCTTGATTTTTTTGTTGTTCTTCCAATAATCTCACGGCAAGTTCCAACTTATAAGTACGGTCGATTACTTGATTATGCTTAGATACATTTGTATTCAATGTCTGTATCTCATTATTAATCAATGCAATCTCTCCCGCAACTTTCTCATTTTGAACATCAAATTGACCGTGCAACTTGCCGACCGTATTATTGTAAAGTTTTCTGTTTGTACTTACTGTTCCAATCAGCGTACACCCTCCAGTGATGACCGCGACTATAATGGGAATCCATATTTCCATTATTTATTGCTGTCCTTAGACTTAGAATTTATTGTCTTAATAATATTGGAAAATGCCTCATACAAGCCAGTTGAAGCAAGTCCACTGAATAATCCGGCTAATATTACATCAGCTGTAACAATGCCCTTGTTTATCCATATATTAAGTATAAGTCCAAGAACACCTGCAATAAGCGGTATGAACTTATTAATCTTAGGTGTCGGGATAAGATATTTAATAATAAATCCCACACATAGACATATGCCTACAATAACTGGTACTGCGTAATTTGTTAAAAACGATAAATCCATTAATTACACTTCCTTTCCTTTGTCAATTCTGCTTTATCTATCCAACAAGTTACTTGACCCGGAACATTAACTCTGTCCGCTCTGTTTGTAATTTTAACCCTATTATTTTTGACATCATTATCGTGTAAAAAATAATATCCAGTTGAAAGAGTTGAATATGTTCTAGTTGTTTCGCTCTCATACCGTCGGATATTTCCGAGTTTGAATTTATCTCCGGCTCTCGGAACAAATTTTGTGTTCTGTACAACATTAATCGTTGTTGAACATCCCGAACTGATTAGATAATTTCCTGAAACTGTTTGCACTTTTACTTCACATTCGCCGTCCATATTAATAAGTAAATCTGCAATATTAATATCATAACCGACATTCATAGGATAGCCAAGTGCAACTATATCAGGTCTTGAGAGCTGATTTGCTCTAACAAACTTTTGTGTTATAACTTTGCCATGCTGTGCAATCTGTATTGTGAGTTCCGTTGGGTTTTCGCCCGATTTATCATATACCCAACCGGTAACATGATTCAGAGTGACCTCATCAATATAACCAGTGACATCATATGAACTCTTTGGGGACGTAGCTTTAACATCTTCACACCAGTATAGGTTGCTCCACTTGTTCCACTTATACGGTGTATTATCATAATAATGATAATCACGTTCAACGACTTTGTTGGTATTGCCGCCACAACATTCTATTACAGTTTTGGTTGTAGGATTATATACACCGATATGAGAATTATCAACATATACAAGTGAAATCTTATCTGTTGGCATTTTACTCATATCATATGATTTTCTGGTGGCTTTTTGATACAACCCACCAATCCAATCATCCGCAATGTCATTGTCCTTATAAATAGGTGTTCCGCCTGCTTTGGCGTTGCACCACGGAAATGACTTAATCAGACACACACAATCATAATAGAATTTATTACCGATTTTCTGCCCGAAAGCTCCGGAATTATAGCTTGTATTGAGTGCTTTAACATTAACAAGATAATTCCATAAATCTGTTGTTGTTTTATACATTGCTTTTTTATCTCCTTTCTTATTTGTATTATACAATAAGCATATATTAAATACAAGTATTAATTAAGTAAAAGTCATACTGCCTACAATTTGTATTCCACAAGATTCATTATTTACTGCATTTGTAGCACTTGTCATTGTGAGTATAACATTAACACCACTATAACGATTTATTGAGGTTGTCTGACTTTTAATTGTCGCGTTTACATAGGTATCAGCACTCGAACCATATATATAATTTCCTCGTTGTCTAACCCTAACACCCTCTGATGTTCCAAGTTTAAACTTAAGAGTTGCATTTGTTGCTCCTGCAATGTAGCAAGATACTGGTATAAAAAATGATAATGATACACCTGAACCTGTAATGTAACCGCTTAGATTATGATTTAATGTGATTGTGTCTCCAATAGTTATATAAGGTTTAAATTTTGAATGTAAATTTGAGGTAGCACTTGGATATGTTTCAAAATTTATAGTATCTCCATAAATTGTAGTTTCATTTTGAGCCGTATTTCTTAGTACCCAACGCGAATTTCGTATATCAAGTAGTCCGAAATTAGCATTTTCAGATACACCTACAGCACATTGTCTATAATTTTCTAGATTGTCTTGTGCGCCGTTCATCCTATAGTAGGCGTGACCATTGGTATGTGGACTACTTGATAGTAAAGGTTCAGTCCCATTAAAATATATGGGTACATTGTGTACAAAAAAGTTGTTTGACGTTACATTTATGGCGTATGTCTTTTCAGATGCTGAGGCATTGCTCATAATATTTAATCCATAACTATCAATTAATGAATATTGAGTTGACGAACCTGATACTGCGACACCATAGCTCGTCAATGTTGTATTATTTTGTACACCTTCATCAGATGTTCCTTTAACAGTAATTTTGCCTGCTAAAAAATCTCCGGTAGTTAAATTAAGTTGTACACCAGACACATTTGTTTCTGTTTCCTCGAAATTAGGACTTTGAAATACGCCACCAGTTATAGTTCCAGTTGCTTGTATATCTTGTGCAAATACATTATTAACATCAATTTGTTGAGCTTTCACTGAACCAGTATATATTTTACCGCCATCAATTAATGTTGTGTCATCCTTATAGATATTCTCAACCGATATATCATCCGGATTAGGTGACCAATCTGACGGAACATTACCGAATGACATTTTGAATTTACGAACACTGATTGTATGACCGGTGTTATTTGAGTGAGTATACACGGCTACTCCATAATGGTATTCGTTATACGTCCCCCATGAGCCTGACGTCAGTTTATCCAATGTCATAGTATAACTTAATGTACACCATTTATTGTTTTCTCTTGTGCCTGCTAAATATTTCAATGTGTTACTTGAACCGTCAATATAAGTATTGGTGAATACTGCTCTATACTGGGTCTTAAATCCGTCATTCGACCCATAAACTTCACAAGCCACGAGATAATTTCGAGGTGTTGTCAACAAATCGTCGGCTTTCGCGTCAATAGTGATGACCACTTGCTTATCAGATTGTGCATTGTCAGTCGCGTCAACATTCGTAATTACTTGAATTGAATTATACCTGCCATCGCCAGTTCGACTTGCAACTGTAAATCCATCATCATCTGTGGACACCGTCCAATTACCGTTTGTGAATTTACTCTTGCTGAAATCTTTCGTATTTAACAATAAATTTCGGTCACCTACCGATATAAATGACGCAAGTCCGGTAATATTAACCCGGCTTGAATTAATCTGTATCTGTTCAGGGCTTGCATTAATTGATGATATTATAGTATTACCATCAACCTTTTTGCCGACTTCAACAGATAAACCGTCAACATTCTTTGTTAAGTTAAGCCATTTATTATTGACAATGCTTAGTTCTGTATTTGTATCTGATACAACCTCTGTACGTTCCTCTTTTCCACCACTTGCAATTTCACATTCAAAAGTCTGTATTCCCGAAAACTTTGTTGAAAATATATAAGATGATATTGATGTTTCTCCTGACGCACTTGTTATATTATATAACTTGCTTAAATCAAGTGTAGGGTCAGATATAATCATTGAGCCGGAAAATGGAGTATATGGATGTCCTTGTATCTTATTCAATAATGTTGTGGCGATAGCATTTAATTCTTCTGCCGTTTTATTATAACAGATGAAATTTCCTTGTAATATGTAGGCATTTGTGCCTGTGCCTGCTATCCCACCTATATCTGTTTCGGAACTTCTAATCTGTACTTTGTCAATCGCTTTTGCTTCAAATTGTTGAGCCTTAAAACCGCTTGCAATAGTTAAATCAACTGTATCATTTGTCAGATACAATATATCAAATTTTCCTTCCGGTGTCATATAACCAAAACCACCACATAGACTACATATCGGCTTAATAACATCTCCGAACGAAAGCGCGTCTGTATTCACTGTTTTAGTAACCTGAACATTCGATTGAGATAAGTTCATTGAAGTTGACGCGGAAACTTTCATATTCGTCAGGAGGCTTCGCGTGAACGAATTAAGTGATAAAGGAAATTTTAGAGCATTATACCATTCTGCTACATTCTTTCCTCTTAATGTGTATAAATCATCATAGATAATAACATTACGGCTATTCTTATCTGACGATATTTCGCTTGAAGCAACTGTACCGGTTATAAGAATTACCGTATTATCCCCAATTACTTGATATACCTGTACACGTTTACCAGCTATATCATCTATTCCTTCAATAGTTGCTTTGAATTGGGAAGCCACACAACCTCCGAATACAAGTTCTCCTTGTGTGTCACATATTGAACGCTCAAGCGATATTGTACCGGAATGGAATCCTGTTTTAATCTCCGGGAGTGTACTGTTTAAAAACTTGATACAAGTTTGTCTTGCTACACCATTTTTAATATCATCTGCAAGTGCCATATTAAATCCTCCTTTAATATTCTACTAATTCTATTGTTATAGGGTCATAGTCAATATCTGTATCTGATATTGAGTTTTTCGTGTATGTCATATCAGGTCGGTAGAAGTAACCAGTTGTATATGATAATGTTTCATCATTCCAATATTCAAGTTGAATTTTACGTTGTAAATGGTCAACCTCTGCGTCTGTGAAGAATTTTTGAACCTGATATAATGTTGAAATATTGAGCGGAACAGTTGAGAATGACCAGTTTGTCTTAGTTCCTTGCGCCGTAATTCTTATTAAATCCCTTGTATAATCATCACGGTCAGCCTTTATTTCCTCACGCACATTCGGGGTTTGCCCGAATGTGTCGATTTGAATTAATTCATTTGGAAATATAGCACCGGTCTTAACAGCTTTCATTAAATAACCTTTGAATGTTGGCATATATCCTCCTTACTATACAGCGTCTACACCATATCTGTTCTTATATTCCTGATTTTTACCCAAAAACCAAGAGAATAATTTATTTCCATCAATGCTGAGATTGATAACAGATGGGTTTCCTGTGTTTGCTGATTTGTCTTGTAATGCTTCAATTAATGCCTGCTTGATTGTATCAAGCGGAGCCTCTACGTTTGTGCCGTGTTTCTGGTCACCCACAATCGCCATAAATGGACGATTTGCCGGAAGTACAGAACCTTTTGCAAGCTCAGGTATCTGTGGTGTACTTATTGTCGGTAATCCATTGAATGGATGCTTACCTAAAATACTGATACTTCTTATTTTGTCGAGAGCGGCATTAATTCCCTCAAACGGCTTCGATATGACCTTATTAATACCCTTGATAAGCCCATTAATGACATTCTTTAATGCGTCTAATATTCCGTCTTTAATTCCACTGAACACTTTTCCGCCTTTACTGAATACATTTTTAACTTTCTGCCAAGCATTGGAAAATGTATTTTTGAACCAATCAGGAATTGACTTGAATACATCCTTAATGCCTTGTACAACGTGTCCGAAAAATCCTTTAACTGTATTCCATACAACTTTGATACCATTCCAAGCATTCACAAAAGCGTCTTTAATTTTTGTTGCAACTCCTTTGACAATAGTGAGTATATTCTTGATTGGCAATGTGACTATTGACGCAAGGTTATGGAAAATATTGGAGAAAATGTTTTTCACATTTTGCCAAGCACCTTTCCAATTTCCGCTAAATACATTCTTAACAAATTGTATAATATTTTTCAAGTTGCTAATAATATTCTTTATTACATCAATAATTACACCGAGTATATTCCTAATAATCTTAACAAGTGTCTGGATAATTGAACTTACAATCGGGTATACATAAGTCACAAACCACTTAACAATAGGAGCAAGATATTTATTGTAAACATCTTCAACGGTCGTTGCTACTTCCCCCACTAATGCAAGAAATTCATCAACCAATGGGCTTAAATGATTTTCCCACAAATCTGTGACTGCTTCAATTATAGTTTGAACTATCGGACCGAGATAGTTATCCCAAACAAGCATTACAATCTCACCAATATTTTGAATTGCTTCTTGTATTCCTGCAAATATAGGCTCTCCGTATTTTTGCCAAAATTCATTAAGGCTTTCCATTAAGTCTACATATACAGTTTTTACAAGGCGTAATATCGGCACAACTCCGTCTCTCCATACTTTTTGAAAAATCGGGAGTACGGTGTCAAAAGCTGAACGCATTGTATCAACCATCTTAGATTTAAAGTCAGTCATCATAGGTAGTCCAACTTCAATAAATTCCTGCAACATAGGATATGCGGCTTCATTCCATATATCGCTAAAGCAATCTGCAAAAGTATTAAGCAAATCATTCATTATATGTCCTGCTGTGCCTGCAAAATTGCTTAAAAATGGCAGAAAACTATTGTTGAAATAATCCTCTAATGGCGCGCCCAATGCGGCAATGTCCGAAAATACATCAGAGAAAACCTCTTTTAAGTGTGCGAAAGTATCGCTAAATTGTCCGAAAAACTCAGTCAGTTTGCTTAATTTTGAACCGGTTGCAGAAACATCTTCATCAGGTATCAGACTTCCACCATCAGCACCTATTCCAGCTCCGGCTCCAGTTGCACTTGCTGTACTTGATGTGTCCTTAGATGTGATTACATTAAGTTTATCATAAGCACCCAAGGCGTCATTCTGTTTTTTCTGTGCCTCGGTCAATCCGGTTGTTGCGTCTGTGAGTTCATCTGTCGCAACTGTTACATCCGCAATTCCGGCAGAAGCCGAACTTGTCTGAGCTTTAATGCCTAACAAATCATTAAGGGATTGTGCCGCTTGTATTAAATAAGTGACAAATTTATTTAATAATTCCAAGCCCGGTTTAAGAATTTGCACAAGGGTATTTCCGACAAGTGTCATAAACTGTTTCCAGCGTTCATGCAATATCTTTGTCTGGTTCGCCCAGCTATCTTGTGTACGAACGAAATCTCCTGCGGCAAGATTAGTTTTATCAAGGAAAAATGCTTGTCGTACTTCAACCTTTTCCGCTGATGACATATTCTTATACAGTTTATCATACCCATTTGCTAAAGCATATGCGGATAATTCAGTTTCAGTCATTATAATGCCGACACGTTTGAGCGGTTCACTTTCTCCTGAATACACTGCACGACCTATCGTATTTGCTTCATCAATTTGCAAATTATAATATGAAGCCAAATCTGCCACACGTCCAGTCATTTCAATAGCACTATCCGTAGCACTATCAAGTGATTGTCCAAGCCCTCTACCCATTGACGCATAAACTGAACCCATTCTTTTTGCAGTTAGTTCCGAAATACCAAAATTGTCAATGGCGGATTTGGAAAACTCCTCCATTTTATTCGTCATACTGCCAAAAGCTGTGTCAACTACGTTCTGTGTTTCCGTCAAATCTGAGGATAATTGAAGAGCTTGTTTGCCAAAATCCACAAGAGCTTTCACGGAAAACGCGGCAACCAACATACCACCAAGTTTCTTTGCAACTGACTTCAATCCACCAACTGCGGAAGATGTCTGTTTGGTGCTATTACTTATTTGTTTCATAGCCTTAGAACCGGTGTCACCAAGTTCTTTAAACTCTTTGGATGTTGACTTGACTTTTGCTTTTTCCTTGTCAACTTCCTTTAGGGATTTTTGGAACTCTTTAGGAATTTGAGCTATATCATCTTTTGGGACTTCAATTTCAAAATTATCATATACTGTTGTTCCAGTTGGGCTGTTAAGGGTTGCTTGAATATCCTTCTGAAATCCGGTTGCAACTGTTGATACTTCATCAGCTGACGGCGGGTCAATATCAAGGGTAGCAGTCATATCAGGAATATCAAAAGTTGTTGTTGAAATTTCTTTAGCACTTTGCTTTACCTTAGATGTAGTCTTATCAAGTGCCTTATCAACATTAGATACAATACCAAGTGTCATACTACTTATCTGACTTGATATAGACTTAACAACTCCGATTAATTCCTTAAAGCACTTTTGCATTGCTTTATTTAGTTCTTGTACGTCATTGATTGCGCCTTGTTCATTTAACGTAGTGTCTATTACAACTTTTCCGTCTGCCACAATTTACTCCTTCCTAGCCGAATAAATCTTGAAGAGCCTTTTTATCTGCCTCACTCCGTTCTTTATGATAATAAGTCATATCAATAAGTTCCTTGTTGTTCCGATAAAATTCTTGTTCGTACTTCTCCAATTTTTTATGTCGAGCTTTTTTATTTCTTATATTAACGACACTTGCGAACATTCCATCACCTATTTCATTAAATAGTGCCACGAATGTCCACCAGTGCATATATTTATCAGCTCTGATTTCTCTTCCTGCAACTTTATTAATTGCCGAGAAAATCATTTGTTCATCTTTGCTCCAATCATATAATGTGGGCTGAGATGTATTATTTTGATTTTTGTTTAAGTCCTCATATAGATTGCAGTCGAGGAAGCGCACGGCTTGTAAATACGCCTCCTCAACATAATCAGAAGGAGGGTTTATATAGATAATTTGCACGGTTATCAACATTCTTTCCCAATCCGAAAGTTCATTGTCCTTAAATGCTGATAACACTAACAAACAATCTCGATAATCAGTTCGTATATCATAGAGTTCATTATTGACTTGTAATTGCGTAGGTAATTGTCCTATCATAGCCAGTTACCTCATTATTTATCAATGACTTGTGATGTATACTTCTCAATACGTTTTGAAGATTTTTCTGCCTCAGTTTTAAATTCCTTGCGGATAACCGGCATAATTGCGTTCATAAATCTTTCAACGAATGTTACACCTCCACTTGTGTTAAGGCAATTCTGATTACCAAATACAACATCACACAAGTGAGGGTCATCAAACAAAATGTTTAATTCTGTTTTAATTTCTGTATCAAATATGGAAAGTTGCTTTAAAACATCAACCTCCGACATAGTATCAGGCAATTTAGATATATCATCAAGTTTATCCTGAATTGATTTACCCATTGCCTGCGCACGTTCAAAAAAGTTGATGTCCTTAGGATTTATAGTTATCTGTCCTCTTACAACTCCCTCTGAATTTTCAATGTCATATGTTTTTAAGCCGTTGTCAATTTTAATACTAGCCATTTTTTAAATCCTCCTTTAATTCAAAAAATAAGGGATGTATTATTAAGTACATCCCTATCCATAATACTTATTACACTCCGGTAACGTCTCCAGTACCTTCTGTGAATGTCGGTGTGCCGGATGTGATTGTAACTGTTCCAGCTTTTCTGTTTCCGTCGAAAGTAACATCAAACGGAATAGCAAATCCGGAAGTGTCACCGCCGTATGACTGCGGCTTTACTACTACATCCTCCGTCCATGCACTATGCTTAGTTGCGGATGTGTCCTCAACAATAACTTCAAGAATTTTTGTACGGCAACTATCACCTTTGAGGCGGTTCATTGCAATATCTTTAAGTTTTGCATAAATGCTGTCATCTGGATTTGCATAATAAGGGTCAGCGGACATACTAGGTTCATATCCGTTATCCTTTACAGAGGTTTCTCCAAGAATGTTCTTAACTGTTTCGGTATCGGGATTGAGTTCTACACTCATTTCCTCAATATCTTTACCGATTAAGAACCACTTTGGAGAACCTACATCTCCGAATGAAGCGTCAATGTAGTGCATTAACGCGGGTCTTTCAAGTTTTGGCATTGTTATTCTCCTTTCTTTCTTCAACGTATTTAATACGCGCTTGAAATTCATACTTTGCAAGTGAATTAGTTTCGTTTATAAAAATATCGGGTACATTATTAAGTACCTCAATTTTTTCTATTGCATTATTCTTTCCGAAATCCGGATAATTATCAGATGTAATGTTATCAAGCCAATCTGAGAAATTAAGAACCTCGTCCATTGCGTCCAAGTTAGTATTACTTGTTCCGGTATTATCATATACACTTATCATATCAATACCGAATGTGATTTCCTTGTGCTTTCGTCCGAGTATATCTTTACTGATTACACGTTCTCCGGTTACACTGTTTAAAGCTACTGTGCCTTGCGTAACTGGGGTTGCGTTGAAGTAAATCCAATCATTGAGAGGTTTATATTTATCTATAAGCCATTTATTAATTTGTCTGTATAAATTCATCTTTACCTCTCCTTTGCAATGTAATCTGTAATAATATTCGCAACTTTATCTTTAAATTCATTATATGCTGGTACTTCCCAATGTGATGTGGCATTTGGATTAAATTCTTTACTATAATTCAATGGAACATTTGTAGGAATTTTAGTTACACCCGGTCGGCTCCACCAACCATATCCCGGAGTATAAAAACCTCCTACATGATACACTGGGTCAACGTATTTCAAGCCTACCCATTGATAATGGGCATATCGGGATTCATAAATGACTTGAAATGGTACTACGCTCACATTTGAGCCAAGTGTTCCAGTTTCCATTGGAGTATATTTTGTAAACAATTTACTCCAAGTGAGCGCAAGAAATTTACCCAATTCTCTGTCAGATGATATGTTCTTAATCTTGTTGGCAACACCGTCAAGATTAATATTAATTGTTGTATTTGAATTACTCATATACCAGTCACCTTCAATCGTACAGTTGCCCCGAATCGTTGTTGTACCTCTACAATACTACGAACCTCACATACATTTGGAATATGCTGATTTTTAAGTACCATAATATTTGATGGAAGTATATTTTCTGATATTTGCGTATCAAGGAAAATATAATCACCCGGAGATAATGTATAGTAATTCTCTTTATCTTCAAGTGTTTTCCAATCATTATATGGTTTATACTTATCGTCAAAAGGAATTAGTATTGTAAATACTTCTCCTATACTAACTTGCGTACCATTGACAGATGTTACACGTTCTTTGAAAAACTGTATATTTTGTAATACCGTTTTATACCAAACATCTAACTTTGTCACACTATCATTTCTTGAAAGTCTGTTGGCAATAGTAATTATTTTCGCTTCCATTGCCACCTCCCGCGATACACAAGTTCAGGGTACATCCACAAATATTCTTTGACTAAAGAATTTATTTGTAAATCAACATCAGATATTATAGAACCATTGCCTGTCGTTGTTCCTGACTTATATCCGAAACTCTCAATACCGTTACTATAACTTGATAAATTTGATGGCGCGTCAATAGTATTAGGCTTTTCCCAAAATGATATATTAAGTCTAAAACATAACTGTTTTACTTCCTCAGGTACTTCATCCAACTTCTTAATGCGTCCATTTGTTAGAAAATCAAGTCTATTTTCAACTTGAAATTCATTAATATTAAAAGTGGGCTGGTCTTGTTTTCCACCCATTTCTAAATATTCTTCATAGGTTAAATACAATTCGCCCACCTCCATTACTCTGATTTCTTGCGTACTTGACGCTGTTTTGGCTTATTATCTTCTGTGTTAGTTTGTGTGTGTATCTCAGCTGACTTTGGAGTGTCATTGTACTCAACAGCACCATTATTCTTGTACTGTTGAGCAATGACCATATTGTCAGTTGTTAAGATTACACCTGTTGAAAGCATTAATCTCATTCAACTTACCTCCGAAATTATTAGGTTGCAGATGTTACAACTGTCTTTCCGGCTCTTACAACCTCATTACTTGTATTAAGTTCAACAACAACAATTTCATTGTTTGTCGTTGCTGTAATCTCTTCTGCACCATCCCAAGTTGTGTAACCGGTTACGGCTTTACCAATCTGCGGAATGTCCACCGTTTCAGCTGTCTTATAGGAATAAGAATTACCTGAAGCCTTTGCCGGTGCAACTGTGAGTTTAGTTTTACCAGAGGTCGAACCTTTCTCAGACTTAACTGTTAAAACTCCATCCGGTGCATAGTAAAGAATTGTTTCCGGTGTAACTGAGTGTGTTCCATAATAGAAGAACAACTCAATAGCATAAGCCTCAGAAAGTGGAATTTTCTCGGCTGAGTATGGTGTACTCTTAACTGGCTGTGCAACCGAACCATTAAGCTGTACAATGAATGATACACCCTTTGGAAGTCTTGTTGAACTTTCAATAGGTACACCATGATATGTCTGGAAATCTCCAGCGGCGGTATCTACATTTGGATTATTTGTCTTTTCATCAAGATAAATTCTAATTTTGCTATAAAACTGCGGTGAAGTCTGAATTGAAAGTAAATCTCTAGGAATACCATCAATATAATCATTCTTGAGAGTTTCGAGTGTTACAATAGCCTCCTCAAGAATTTCGGAAACGCTCGTTGCACTTGCGGAAGGTGTGAACTGAGTACCAGCTGATACACATTCCTTGAAGAATGCCTCGTCAAGTTCTGCCGCAAATCTTAAAGCATGATTGGCTGAGCGTTTTGCAACAAGTCCATCAACACCCAAGAGTGAAATATCTTTCTGCTCTATTTCCTCGACAAACTCTCTGTCCGTGTCAATCGGGATTGTAACTGTATCTCCCTTGACTGCCTGACCCTTGCCAGCTGTTCTTGCTGTGCCATATGCTTTAGAGCTTGCATTTGCAAATCTCTTCGCCTCCACTGTACCTGCATCCGGGTCACCTGAGAGGTCAGTGTTCTTAATTCTGCCTGAAATTGTCATTTTCTGAACATTCTCGATAACACCGTCATATGCTTCTGCTAAAAGCATCTTACCGGTTTCATCTAACAAAACATTCAGGGATTCAATTCTTGCCATACTAATTTCTCCTTTTCTTTTTTAAAATTTTTGTTATATTACCAAATCTTAGGACGTTCTTTTAACTGTGGCGGTTCCGGTGGTGTTTCCGGCTTAGTACCAGTTGATGATACAAACGGCACCGGCTTTGAATTAGATGTTGGAGTTTGCTTATCCTCAGCAAAAGCTCCCGCGTCCTGTGTTTTATACGCATTTACAAAATCATCAAAACCTAACACATCATCACCATTCATAGTGAGATTTTTGTCCATAACCTCTGATAAGAAAGCACGTTTTGCGGCGTTGCTGGAAAACTTGAGCTGATTTACTCTAGTTTCAATCGCGTACTTATATGCTTGTTTTGCGAACTGCTGGGCGAAATCATTCTTAGCATTATCATACGTTGTCTGCAATGTATCGAATTTTGCCTGTAAATCAGATAACTTACTTGCGTCTGTTCCAGCCGTTTCAAGCTGTGTTTTAAGGTTCGCAAGGTCAGTATCACGTTGTTTAATGTCTGTGTCATACTTACTATGCCAATCGTCACGTTCTTTTTCCACGTTAGCCAAGTTATTCGTTATTCCTTCAACCTCTTTGACTGTCTTGTAATTTTCATACAGTAACTTGTCAAACTCTGCTTTCTTATCCTCCGGAACGGCAATTCCAAAGTTTTTAAGAATTTCATAAATGTTTTTCATTTTTTGCTCCTTTTCAACTAAAATAATTGTTATAGACCACTTTCTGGTCTCTGGTTTACTACATATAGTATTATACATAAGTTATCCACATTTGTAAAGTGTAAAATTAGAAGTTATCAACAATTTTAACAAAGTTATCAACAATTACTAAAGTTATCAACATTATCAACAATATGTTGTTGATAATTAAAAGTTATCAACAATTTTATATAGTTATCAACAATATTTTGTGGATAACTTTTATTGCAATATGTATTACAATATGCTATAATTTGAGTAAAATAAAGAAAGGAGTTTTTGATTATGACAAAAACAGAGTTGGAAATTTTACAAAAGCTGAGAGAAAAACCTGATACTAAAGGTGTACCATGGCTCGATAGATTTATTTGGCTTAACACTACAAAACCTAAATATGAAATAGGAGAATATCATTTAGTTAGTAATCCGGGAAGCTATATAGCCAATAATGAAATTTTGGGTATGCGGGCAAAACTAACTGGTGTGATTCCTGAAAGTTCTTCAAGTAAATACAAGTACATATGCGAAATTCTGATGACTGTATATGAGGGAACAAGCTCATATACGGCTATGTGTACAACCGTTGTATATGAGGAAAATATAGGAGAACTGGTTGATGACAATTTTAATACAATTAAGTTCACCAATAAATTTGAAGAAGAAAGCGATATATAATTTAAAATACTCACTCAATTAAGAGTGAGTATTTTTTGCTTATATGAGATTTTTACCTTTGTAACCCGGAACATATAAACGATTTACTCGTTGTGCAAGGTTGGCTTGACTTGATACTGATTTATATTTTCTACTCAGTAACAATATTCGATTTTCAGCTTTCTGCATAGTGATTTTATCATCAATGCCGGAACTGAAAATATATCGTTCTTTTTGCCTGCGTATTTCAGTTTCAATATTCCGCTGTATCTGAGTAACATCATATCGGCTATATTTCTTACCGTCAATATCAACTTCCCGATTGCTCAACTCTTTATATTTATCCAGTTCCTCACTGGTGTATGTTTTCGGGGAAAGCCCCAAGATAATCGGGAATGTATAATGCTTACAGTTACAAGTGGATATTTTTCGTTTCAACTGTGAATTAATTTCCTCGAATTTTTCTTTTGTAAATTGTCTACCTTGTATAGGAAGATGGTCTTTGGCGCATAGCGCATGAGCTGTTATTTCTATTCCATCTGCACCGACTTCCTTGCCTACTTGTTCCCTTGTTGCATTGTTGACTTGTTTTACACCCTCCAAAATATTCATACGAACCGCGTTATCTAATCGTCTTGTATACCCGCTTGAATATTGTACGCGCATACCCTCCCAAGCGTCTTTTATAAGAGTATGTCCGAGAGGTGGGCTTGTTATTGCTTCCCGAATGTAATCAGTATAACTGCTAACTCCGGATGTTATGGCTTGCACCGCTATATCAACTAATTGTCGATAAGGCTCAAATATAACAGATGTTGACGCAAGGTTCACAAACGTGTTAGCTGTCAATGTTCGCATACCGTTCAAATATGTTTGCATTGCTATATTTTCGGAAAACGGAACCGGTTCAAGTTGGCGGTATTTATACATATATAGCATATTATCATATATGCCTTTTCCACTTTGCTCATAAATGTCCATTATATCGGACAATGATTTACCGCTTTCCTGCGCTAACAAATATGTGATTTTGTCAATGTTCTGATTATATTTAATCATTTGTTCCAACCGGTTGACGTTGGAGGGTGTCAATCTACCGATTTCTTTTATCTGTTCCGCCATTGCCTTTATCAAAGTAACATTGATTTTCTCATATCTACTTGCAACTTCATAGGAGAAATCGGTTAAATCATTGTCCGAAAGCATTATTTATTATCCTCCTCAATTTCTTTTGATTTTGCCTTGTTTTTTGCTTTATCTTCTTTGGTGTCTTTATCTTTATCGTTCGGACGTGTTTTTTCTTCGTCCTCACCTTCTTCGGTGCTTTCAAGGGTTGTATTGCCGTCTTGACTGTATATATCATTCAACATACGTTCTTGATTTTCCTTTGCCATTGTATCAATGGCGGCTTTTGCACTTTCCAGAGTCTCGCCGGTATACCACGAACGCAATTCCGCCTTACTTAATACTCCGGCAGTTACAAGTTGTAATTTTTGATTTAGTTCGGTATCGGTATCGGTCAATACACTGTCTTTCCACTCAATTTTCGTATCGTAATCGCCCTCCGGTGCAAATTGCATTAATGATACAAATACATTCATAGCATATACAGCATCCATTATAGATTTTTCCAGCGCGTCTTGAATATTGGATATTGTAATGTAGGTTCTTTGCTTTAGTAACTTAATTTCGGTTGCCGTTCGTGCCTCAGTTTCAACTTGCGATAATGTACCCCTTGATATTCCGATTATATCCTCAATCTTCATCAAGTAGGTATTTAATCCGTTATTGTAATTTGCGTCACGCAATGCCGGAGCAAAAGCCTGATAGGTGTCTGCCTGTCCTAAATCAATCTTGCGGTATAACCTATTCTTACATTCATCCAGTTGCATTGTATTTCCGTAATAGGTTGTCTGATAATCGACGGCGGTCGGGTCTACGTCAATAGCAATTTGACCACCTTCATATTCCCAATCAAGTCGGGAGAATTGTCTGTCGGCATATTCAATTAATTTTCGCGCTGGGCTGAAAATCGAAACTCCCAACGGACTAGACATATCAATGTTATTTGCAAGCGGCACACGAAAATATCCATATAACGGACGTTCAACTTGTTCAATAACCTGCGGTTCAGTTGGCAAGCCCGCCCAACGTGGGATATTTTCCAATGGATATTCATCCCCTATATCATTGATTTCGTCAATATCGTTATTATTTTCGATTTTCGCGCGGTATGCCTTATTTAATACAGTAACCGTATTATTTTGAGCGTCAAAAGTCTGATACTCAATTTTGGTGTACATATATCCATCGGAAATGAACCAATCCGGAAAAGCTATGCTAATTATAGTTCCGTCATTGTCATATGCAAGCGGATAAAATTGTCCTTGTTCCACGAAATCTATATATACGCCTTGTTCCGTGAAATACGGCTTAATTATCATACCACCTAATGCAAGTGCTTTTTCCAGCTTCTCCGGCAGTTGTTGAATTAATCGCTTATGATATATATCATCAAGATATTGAGCGCGTGTGGCTTGCTTATCCACATTATCCTTATCCATATCAACTTCATCTTCCATACCCGGCTCCTGAATATGGGTTTCCAATTCGGACAAAACTTGCTGTTGTATTGATTGGCATATTTGTTTTGATAAATTCATAGTATAAATTCCGTCATCCGGGTTTTCCCAAGGTGGACAATCTTTATACATATCCCGCCATAGCTCAATAGCATCCGCCATTTTGTCTGATATTGCTACATCGGATAGCGGGCTTTCATCTGATGATGTTGATTTTGTAATTGCCGATAGCATTTTCTGTAATGCCATTTTAATTAGTTCAATTAGTTTTTTGACCATTTTTTATTTTCCTTTCTTTTGGTTCACATACATTTTTGTAAATCTTGTTTCCTTATCAATCAATCACCCCAACCTCTTTATACACTTGATATATTTTTGGGAATTGAATTGCAATCCAATCCACCATAGTTTCTTCATGTCCAAATTGTTTGTAATGTTCAAAATTAGCTTGTAACCCGCTTTCCGCTAAAAAGGCGTGAATAATTTCGTGTCTTAGTTGTTTCCTCATTATATAGTCAAAATTCCCGACATTGTTATAATTATCCTTTCTGATGATAATGGTTTTACTTGTATAATCGCACAATCCATCTATATCTGCATTATTCAAGTTTTTTCTTTTAATCTTATAGGTAGTACCTAATATATCCACGTTCATTTTATTTTCCTTTCTTTTTCCACATTTGCTCCATTGCATATCTTACACTATCAATGGAATGGTTATCTTTATCCGGATATACGCTGGTTGGGTTGCCTTCCTTGTCTAGTTCATATTCGTATTTGCTGAACTCATTACTTGCGTTCGGACAATCGAATGGGTCGATTACAATTTCATTCAATGATTGAAGCCACTTCATTGAATAACGCACACTGTCTGGTCCTTTTTCTGCCGGGCGTGCATTTATGCCAAACGCTCTATAATCTTGTACTGATTTATTCTCCGAGCTATCGCAAGTTACAACATCAAACCGGGTTAATCCGAATTGTGACTTGAGAACTTCCGCCGTTTCCGAATTGCGCATCTTATTAATTCTAAATTCCTCAAATATGAATAATCGCATCCGTGCGGCGTCATAGTGCATACAAGAATAATTGTATGGGTCTGGGAACCAACCCCAGTCCACTCCTCGATATAATCTATCAAAGCTGGCACGTTCTTCAGGTGTGATTTTTCGTATGGTTATATTATCGAATACTTCTGTACCATTGCCAACTGGTATTCCTAAATATTCATGTTCATATGCTTTCGGGTTTACCAACTTGAGCCATTCCGCGTCATCAAGGAATTGTTTTCCTAACCAAGCCGCCGGAGCTTGCAAATAGGTGGTTTGTGATACGATAGTATCGCTTCTTAATTTTTCCTTTTCGATATAATCGTTCGCCCAATTTTGCCGGGACTTTGGCGGGTTCATTGATTTAAACACTTTGAAATCATCACCGCCACGAATAATTGATTGCTGAACTTTACGGATTTCCTCTTCGCCGTTAAATTCATCAAATTCCTCAAACCACAAATATCCGATATAGCCGAACGGCACTTTTATAGACTTTGATTTTTGTGCCTTATCAAGTCCCTTAAATATAATACGCTGTCCGGTGGGCTTGTAAATTGCGCGCATGGGTGATTTGGTAAATATCCAATCTGCCGATACACCCAGCATATCAACCGCCCACTCTATCTGAGCGTACACGGAGGTTTCCAAAGTATCGCCAACTTTACGATATACAACGGCGTGTTTTTCCGCATTTTCCTCCTTCATCATATTTAAAGTAATTTCAATTCCGATAAATGATGATTTTAGCGAACCTCTGCCGCCGGTTAAATCGTAGTAGGTATGTCGGTTCTTTTTTATATCATTATGCAAATTATAAAATGCTGGACCTATGCAATTCTTGAGTGATATTTTGCTATATGCCAAAATCAACCCTCCTCCGTATCTTCATCATCCGCCGGAATATCGTCATTAATAATGACGTGTGAATTAGCGGCTTTATTTTTTGTATGAATATCGAGCCTCCTCGCAAGTTCACCGGCGGCGCGTGTTCTTTCTTGGATTGATACATCTAGCCCGAAATTATCCGTTTCCTCCCCGCGCATAACTCTAGTGAGGTACTGCATTACTTCTTCAATATCAGCAATCTTATCATTATTGAGCCTATCCTGGACGGCGGTTAAGTAGTCCAAAACTTTAGCATTTTGTAAAAGCCGGGCGGCTATGACGTGTGCTGTTTTTTCACTATAACCTGCGTCTTTTGCTGATTGTTGTTTCTTTCCTGTCTTAATATAATTCAAAACAAAATCAACTTGCCGTTGGTTTAATTGCTTTCTTAATTGTTTTTCTCGTTCACTTTCCTGGGTCATTTTTTGCCTCCTTTAAAATATCCGCTAAAGCCTTTATTATATTGACTTTATTAGATGTTTTGATTATTTCATTTTTGCCGTTTTTTACACTATAAATTGTAATGATTTTATCATGTTCACTGCTATATACTTGATAGGAATTTATCAAGATTATTATATTATTTTGTTTTAGTGCTAATATTAATTTATTGATTATTTTCTGATAATTCGACATCTTGTCCCCCAAACCCGCCGCCGGTTTTTTATAAATGTTTCACGTGAAACATATTAATTAGATTAATAATATTATATATATTTTTATGTTTTTTGTAAAGTACAATATAAATGATTTATACATAAAAAAGAGGACATATTGATATATATCCTCTAAAATGATATTGCTTTTTTGCTTATTATGCTTGCGACGCTCTCCAAATAAAATCTTCCGCGACTTCGTGCGCGCCTTGCACGGTTTTCGCTTTCCCAATAGTAATCCAAGCGTTAAAATCTGGGGAAAACATTTTCACGTCCCGCGTACCATCATTATTTTTAAGTGTGTATGCAAAACGCAAGTCATCAATTTTAAATTCTCTATTATTGCTCATAATTTATACCTACTTTCTACTCATATAGCCGATAGTACAGCTAATTTGTTATTTTTTCAAGTTCTACAATCTCATAGAAATCTTCTGTATACGTTCCGTCTTCCTTATCCTCGGATTCAAATGCCTCAAGTGCCTTTTCCGCTTCCTCTCTTGTTGAAAACTCATTAATAAAGTTCCCGGCTTCTCTGTCTTGAATTATATATCTCATTTTTACCACCTATTGCATCACCTATCGTAATGCCCTTTCTTTATTTTGTAATTATACACTAACATATATTCCGGTAAATGTCAAGTAGTTTTTTAAATTTTATTTAAAAAATAAGCCCGAATTAATCGGGCTTAATAATTATTTTTTATTATATCTAATTGGCAATAAACCGCCGATACATGCGCCGTCATACATCACATATACAAGACTGCTGGCTGATGTCGTGCGCAACTCATATTCCGACCCTGGCTGTCCCTGGGTGAATATCTCAAGTAATGAGTTATTCACATAAACAGTATAATCCCCGTCCTCTGGTGCTATCGCCGCAATCATAATATTTTTATCATCCACTACATCCATAAACAAGGATTTAACGTGGGCGGCAGTTGCGTTATTGTAGCCACCTAAAATATTCTTCTGAGTATCGGCGTTTATATGCGAACCATCCTCGCGCTGGGTTGGTGTATTCACATATAGATACATGGTCGGGATATTGATAAAATAAGTTGAAAATAAAATACTTGTCGTATCTTCTTCATATTCTACAATATCCATCGGAAGGTCTTTAAAGACTTTCCTGTTATATCCATTCTCATATTTAAGTGCTACTTTGAGGAGCTTATTCTGCTCCTTTGGAAAATTTGTGTCGATATACTTTTTCATAATATTATACCTTCTTTCTTTATTTTTCTATGGTGTCAAAACAAACTAACTCTTCCGCACTCAGTGTGCGAATTATATGTATATTATGTAACAAAGGCTCATTATCGTAGCCGCGTTCTACAAGTTCATCACCTGTTACAATATAAGCGGTACGATTTTCTTCCATATATCCACGGAAGTCTTTCGCCTGTTGCTCATTTTCAAAAACCGGCATGTTTGTTTTTTCGTTAAGTTCAAACACGGAAACTCCCAGCTCCAACTTATTGATGTAATGTTCTGGAACTGCTTTTTTTAACGCGGCAAGTCGATTGCCACCGTTATAATTCAAATCATAGATGTAATCCTCTTGCTGGCGGAAGCTCATGGACATCCAGTTGATGGATTGTTCGTTCTCCGGTATTTCGCCAAATCTCAGATAAGACTTGCCGGTGGTCTTATATTCAACCGGTTCCGTCCATATCACATATTCTTGCTCCCATTCGTGCAATCCAACTTGTATTCGGCGGCATAAGGTTTCAGCGATTCCACCAGCTTCTTTTGCGCTGTCCGCTGTAATAAGAATATTTCGGACGGTCTTTTTTGTAATGTGCTCCATATGATGTGCAATCGTTACGACGTATTTCATTTTTTATACCTCCTCCGAAACTTTGAAATTATTGAAGATATCGGCTAATGGCTGAGCTGATATTTTGCTCCAGCAAGCTGGACAAAAACAACGTGCGTTATAACATTCATCTTCATCATCAGCTGTTGTAACAAGATGATTTGATGGACCGTCCAGTACGGCATCACATTTACTACACTTGAAGTCGCCATACATTCTCATTTCAATTTTAACATATTTCATAATTATCACCGTTGTACCGTTTTCGGTACCCTTTCTTTATTTTGTAATTATATAATAACATATTGGTATACATATGTCAAGTGATTTTTTTAAATTTTATTTAAAAAAATTGATAAAAAATAAGCCCGAATTAATCGGGCTTAATATAAGACTTATCATGATTCATTATCTCCTTTATCAACGTGTTCTGTGTGTTATCGCTTCACATTGATTTTATATTCTAAACATATCAACGTGGCTATTACAAAATGTTGATGTTTCTCCGTTCTCTAATGTTATAATCAAATACTCGTTGTACTCATCTCTGCTGTACTCGTCTGTCTCAAGTCCTATCTCTGTGGCTCTATCTCCTGTTACAACTTCATATCCTCTTATGTTGTTGTACTTAACATCTGCCACTTTCTCACTAGTTGCTTCATACTTAACTCCGTTGTAAACCTTAACTTTAACATTCATCATATTCATTACCTTTTACCTTTCTGTATGTTGTTTTCTTAACTTGTAACTTTATTGTAATACATAAAAAGATAAATGTCAAGCACTTTTTCAAAAAAATTATTTACTTTTTTCTTTATCTTCTTCTTTCTTATTATATACACGATATCTGTATCACGTTTCCCCAAAATAGGATATCCAGCGTCAGTATATTGTACTAACGCTATTATAGATATTAGTTCTCATTCTCTAGCCTTTCTATGTGTTCCATCATAGTATCAAATACTGTTGAATGTTCTCTTAAGAAATCAACCAATTTCGGCTTTCCTTGAAACTTATCAATTAATTCTCCGGTATCTATATCAATTAGACTGAACCACGCTCCTGCTTGATTTACAATTCCGAGTTTAATTGCGACATCAACTGCGTCTGATAAATAGTCTATACCCTCAAGATATTTCAAAGTATAAAATCCCACTTTTCTATCTGACCTACACACTTTAGATTTTACCAATGCTACATTGACTATATTTCCTGCGGGGTTCTCGCAAGCTCTTGAAAGATTATTGCCTTTGTCATCAATATAATTACCCTTGCGAAACTCTAATCTTGTACTACAAGCGTGTCTCCATGCTCTTCCACCTGTTGTGGTGGTTCCACCATACATACTATTCATATCATCACGAACTTGATTTATCCCTATAAAAGTAGTCTGTGTTCTTGCAAGAACTGGGGTTATTTTTTTGCTAAATTCAGTGAGTGCCATACTTACCCCGCCATATGTTCTTTCACCTATTTGCTTCTCGTTTGCCTGCGTTGATACCATAGCACCGATACTATCCAGTATACACACACTTATTTCTCCGCTATCTATGATTTCTATAATCATATTAAATACTTCTTCAGCTCCCATACTGTCAGGGTCAAGATAGAGTATATCATCACAATTCAATCTCAGTTTTGTAGCCCACACCGGGTCGAATGTATGCTCAATATCAACGAACAATACCTTTTTGTCCGGAAACATTCTTTGCGCGCACCCGGCAACATCTATGGCAGTCGTTGTTTTTCCACTACCGTCTGTGCCATAAAATTCTGCTATTCTTCCAATAGGTATACCACCGTATGTCATATAATTAAGTCTACAAGATGAAAATGGAATTTTCTGTACTTCTTGAAAGTCAACACCAAGAGATATATTTCCCACTTTCATTTTCTTATTCAAGTCTTTTATAACTGCTTCAAGATTACTCATTTACATTTCCTCCTGTCTCTACTATCTTGAGTGCGTCCGCAAGTCCAACTATAAGAACGGTTCCGAGAAGATGTTCTCACAGTCTTATCCACGTTATGGGCGGTTGGTAAATTCATTATTTTATCAAATACATCTTTTTCAAAAAGTGTTTCATCTAAGTTGCATTCTTTAAGGATTTGTATAACATCATTTCTGCTTATTAAATCACTCATTCTTACCACCTGCCTTTACTATCCCGATTGCGTCCTCTAAACATATAAAATGTCGTGTAGTACCATGTGCCTGAATGTCAAGCATTGTATCAGCCAAATCAAGATTATACTTTTTGGCGTTGTTCAACTGTTCCACAACCTTATCTACGTCATATGCTGTTTTTATAAATGGTAATGCCTCGTGCCACCTGCCGTCATTCCCTGCAACTAATAATATATGGTCATCTCCTATGGCTGTTACTTTTTGATTTATAAATTTCTCAATGTCTGCTACATCAACTAATCTCATTATTCATTCCTCCAATCAATATGCTGTCCACAGTGTGGACAATATTCATAGTTATCATACTCAACCTTGTAACTCTGACAACAACAGGGGCAAAACCAAGTATCATTATATACAAGCTGTCCTTTCGAGCAGTTGTTTCTTTTATAGATTGGGGATTTAGGTATTTGCTTTTCAAGTGCCACCTTTGCTATTTCAATCGCTCCCATAACATCACTTGTATTTGTTAGGAAATTTGTACTTTCGATAATCCTAATCGCTCTATATTCTGTCATATTTATTCCTCACTTTCACTATGATTTATATACCTGCTATTTGACAATTCCATTTCTGTAATTCTTTTATTCATTACTTTTTTAAGGCTGTTAAGCATTTCATACCCGGCATCCATTCGCAATTTCACTTTCTTATAAGCTCTTGAATATATAGCAAGTGTCATTGTTTCTGCTTGTGTCGTTAGTTCTGCTTGTGCCGTTTTATCTGCAACTGTCTTTCCGGTTGCTTGTTCTCTTGCTTTTGAATATACTTCTTGTCTAATAGCTTTGCAAATATCTTCTTTAATACCTAAATCTTCCTGTGCAGAACTTGTAAAATAAAGAATATTTGCTAAATCCAATATAGATGTTTCCAAAAATTCATCGGTAACATTGTTCGCTTTTATAAATGCTTGTATGTTTAGCATTAAGACATTTAAGTCTTTACAGTATCTACGAACCAAATTATCTGATAATTCCATGATTGTATCGCTTATATTATTCACATTTTTCATTATAGATTCAGCGGTTTTTTGCTGTTCGTCATTTACTTTTGTTCCTTCTCTACGACTTGTCATTTACTATCACCATCCTTTATACCGGTTTTTCATCTGAAAAATAATTACAATCTATTCGTGCTATTGAAAACGGTAACTCTTTATTGAATGAGCTTAAGACAACATTTATTTCATTTACAATCTTAAGCATACTATCAGCATATTTACAAACATATTTCTTTTCACAATTTGCACATCTAATATTTAACTTATCCATTATAATGCCTCCTTCCATACTCTGCAATCAACAGTGCCTCCGCCATTCCGTCATGGTCTTTCTTGCACCTTTCAGTTGCTTTTAAATTAACATCTGGAAATAATCTCTTGCATACTTCAATAGATGTATTTTTATCTGACGTACAAGAAAACTCTTTTTTCCACTTCTGCGGGGTAACAAGTTCATAAGGAATGCAGTATGCTTTTAATACTCCTTGAATGAAACCAAAATTCATACCGAAATTAAATGTACTTGATACTCCCTGCTTCGGCATTGCGTGAACGTGTTCAAGATAACATATTTTATCTACACATTTACTTGCTTGCTTTAATACTTCCAATATAGCATCTTCGGAATATACAAAACTATCAATAAAATCACTTGTATTTGATAATAGTGCAATACCACCATTCTTTCCTGGGTCAATTCCTATATATATCATTTACTATCAACCTCACTCTCACTTTGTACTCTGCATTTCCATTATTCATTTCGACTTTTTCCATAGGTAATCCTCTTCTCATAAGTTCTTCGGCTAAACTGTTTGCTAAAATACCTTTAATCCATGATTCCTGTACAATACCTTTATTCCATTTATCCACAGCATAAGAGGCACTAATAGTAGAAACTGAAATAGGCTGTTCAATAATTTTAAGCGGTTGAAATTTTAATTTATCAATTTCTTTTTGTAACTCTTCTATTTTCTTATCTTTTCTAGTCTTAATACCAAATATCATATCATTATTCCTCCTGATTCCATTCAAATACGGCATTATAATCGCCCTCAAAATACTTATAAACACACTGTACACAAATCAGCTTATGTCCCTCATTTGATACAGAACATTCCAGATTAACTTTTCTACCACATAAGACACAAGTATGTCTAGGGTCACCAGAATTGCATATATCATATTTCTTGAATAGTTCTATGTTTTTCTTGTTAGCAACTTCATTCATTGCTGGCAAATTTGTAAATAACTTATAAAATGGTGTTCCGTTAAATGTTATTTTTCTCATTTTTTATTCTCCTTTTCCTTATTTTCTTGGCAATTTTTTATCCATAATCTTTCCGGTAACCTGCCAAAAATATGATTGTATGTCATTATGTTTTTGACGTTCATCTTGTAAATCTGAACAATTTTTCCTAAATTTTAGATATGATTCGCAAGTCGAATAACATTTTAAAGTTCTGTCAGCACAATTATAACAAGGCGATTTATTAGGCATTATTGTTCCTCCTTATTTGCTAAAATAATGGTCTTGTACCTTAAATAACGGTGTACCGAATGTATGATAATGTAATGTTCTGAAATATAATACTTCTGAATTGTATCTATTTTCTAATTCTTCCCATATTATATCATAAATTCGTTGTGTAGGTACTATTGTATTTATTGAACCATTTTCAACAACTTCAAACTGCCCGGCTTGATTTATTATGTCATATATGTTATCGGGGAATGTATCATTATCAAGTCGATTTAATATACAATCAACAACTAATCTAACACCGGTATCACACTGATTTCCTGCTTCCGCCATAACACATTGCGCCATATAATCAATGTACCAATTACATCCCATAGTATTTTCAACACATTCTGTTGTAGGTTCTTCCTTTGTTGGTTCAAGGGATGTATTATATGTTTCCAACTTCTTAATTTTCTCAACCTGAATATCTTCAATTTCCGGCACATATACATTAATATTTGAAGTGTATGTTGTTGGTGTAGATACGTTATCCTCATCTATATGTATTCTCTGTCTTATTGTAAATACTA